AAAATATTATGGCACAGTATGTCAAAAAAGCACTCGTGTTGGGTGCTGGTGGTTTCATTGGAAGTCATATGGTCAAGAGACTCAGAGCAGAAGGATACTGGGTTCGTGGTGTAGACCTTAAGCGTCCTGAGTTCACTGAAACTGAAGCAAATGAATTCGTTCAGGGTGATCTTCGTGATGTTGATTTTGTCCGTCGTGTCCTAGAATACAAGGGAGACCGTGGTAACTTCTATCACTCAGTACCACATCGTTATATTCAACCCTTTGATGAGATTTATCAGTTTGCTGCTGATATGGGTGGTGCAGGTTTTGTTTTCACTGGTGAGAACGATGCAGACATCATGCACAACTCAGTGTCTATCAATCTGAATGTGCTGGAGTGTCAGCGCAAGATGAACGAAGAGAAGGGTAAGAACAATACTAGAATTTTCTATTCTGGTTCTGCCTGCATGTATCCAGAGCACAACCAATTAGATCCCGATAACCCAGACTGCCGTGAAGAATCAGCGTATCCCGCAAACCCAGATAGTGAATATGGATGGGAGAAGCTTTTCTCAGAGCGTCTTTACTTTGCTTACCACCGCAATTACGGTATTCCTGTTAGGGTTACCCGTTATCATAATATTTTTGGACCGGAAGGCACCTGGGAAGGTGGAAGAGAGAAAGCACCAGCAGCAATCTGTAGAAAGGTTGCTTATCTACCCGATGAGGGTGGGGAGATTGAAGTATGGGGTGACGGTTTGCAGACCCGCTCCTTCCTGTATATTGATGAGTGCATCGAAGCATCATACCGACTGATGCAGTCTGACTTCATTGGACCAGTCAACATTGGTTCTGAAGAGATGGTCACTATCAATCAACTGGTAGACACTGCTGCGAAGGTATCCGGTAAGACGGTAACAGTCAAGCACATTGATGGTCCTCTTGGTGTTCGTGGTCGCAACTCTAACAACGATGTAGTCCGTAGAGAACTTGGATGGGACTATTCACAGACTCTTGAAGAAGGTATCTTTAAGACTTATCATTGGATTGAGTCACAGATGAAGGTAAGACAAGTAACAAAGAACGTAGAATTGGTATGAAAGTCACAATCCTTGGGTCGAGCGGGCAGATTGGTGCCTACTTGACCGAGTATCTTCGTAAGAACGATTATGAAGTCACTGAGTTTGATATTGCTAGACATCATGGTGAAGATCTAACTGAAATTCCTAATCTCAATCTTGATCGTGCAATTAAGAATGCAGACTTTGTGTTCTTTCTTGCCTTTGATGTTGGCGGATCTAGATATCTAAAAAAGTATCAACATACTTTTGATTTTCTAAACAATAACGCCCGTATGATGGTCAATGTATTTGACCTTCTCAAGAAATACAATAAGAGATTTGTATTTGCATCCTCTCAGATGAGTAACATGGGGTATTCTCCCTATGGTGCTTGTAAAAAACTTGGAGAATTATACACCACTGCACTCAAAGGACTGACTGTCAAGTTCTGGAATGTATATGGTATAGAAAAGGACATGGATAAAGCACATGTTATCACTGACTTTATTCGTAAAGGATTTGAAGAGGGTGAGTTTGAGATGATGACTGACGGCACAGAAGAACGACAGTTCCTGTATGCTGAAGATTGCTGTGAAGGTTTAGAGACTGTGATGAGAAACTATACAGACTTCAAACCAGAAGATCCACTGCACATCACATCATTCAATTCTACTTCTATTAAAGATGTTGCCCATATTATTCAGGGTTGCTTCAATCGGATTGACCGAATGGATGTAAAGATCAAACCAGGTCTTGCCAAGGATAGTGTTCAGATGGATAAGAGGAACGAGGCAGATATCTTTATCTCTGCTTGGTGGTTACCAAGGACTGGTATCGACAAAGGGATTCAAAAAGTATTTGATGAAATGAGGAAAGAATATCAATGATTGGATTTGATCATCTAGGCAACTTAGGCAGATTGGGAAACCAGATGTTTGAGTTTGCAGCACTGCGCGGTATCGCAGCACATCATGGGTATAATGTTTGTATCCCTCCTACAGAGCATGAGGGTATTGAGAACTATAGTCTTCATGACTGCTTTAAGTTAGACCATATCCCTACTCATTTTATTGCAACTGAAAGGTATGTACAGGAACCACACTTTCATTTCTCTAAAGAGTTATTTGATGGTTGCCCTGATAATGTATCTCTTTATGGATTCTTTCAAACTGAAAAGTATTTTGTAAATGCTGCAGATATAGTTCGTAAGGACTTTACATTCCATGATAGTATTCTTCAACCATGTGCTGATTTTATGAGTCAGTATGTAGATCAAGAACCTATCATGCTTCATGTTCGCAGAGGAGATCCTAATCTTACAGATCCTCGTGGATTTAAGTGGTCTTACACTCAGTGTTCACATCAACACCCACCACAGACATTAGAATATTACGAAGAAGCACTTTCACATTTTGATAAAGATCAACCAGTGATTGTATTCTCAGATTCTCCTGACTGGGTTCAGGAGCAAGAGTTCTTTGAAGGTGATAGGTTTGTAATTTCTGTTCCAGAGGACAAGTACAGTGATGGTTCATACGAACCTTACATTGATCTGTGCTTGATGTCCTTATGTTCCCATGCTATAATAGCAAATAGTTCTCTCAGTTGGTGGGGTGCTTGGTTACAAAATAGTAAGGGAAAGGTTGTTGCTCCAAAGAAATGGTATGGTCCTGCATATGCAGACAAAGACCTGTCGGATTTGTATTGTAAGGATTGGATTGTAGTATGAGTAAAAATGTAATAGTTGGAAATGGTTGTGGAGTGTTCAGTGCATTCCTCAATTTTTTCAGTTGGATGACAGTTGAAGAAACTAATGATATTGATGTTTCTCTTCATGTTTGTAATAAAACTCATGATTGGAATAATTGTTTAACAACACCAGAAGAACCTTATATTAGATCTAGTCAGTTTGATCGTGAACTTCTTAAGAAGAATGTTCTTACTGATATTTTTGTTGGCAATGCCATAAAGAAAGAGTATCCAGAACAGTTTATTTTCCTGGAGCATTATCCTGAACTCTTCGTTAACTGCATTGATCATTACCCTAGAGATGTTTTGAAGTATAGTGGTAAGGGTGGTATGGTTCAGGTGTATCAAGATATTGATCATTTAGAATTGAATAGAAAGGTATTCAATGACCAGTGGAACAAACTTTCCTACACAAAGAAATTTGGTAAGCGTGTTACCCAAGAAGAAAAATTGATAGAAGGCAAGAAAGTTCTTTCTGTTATGCTTAGAACCATCTATCATTACATTGATCCCTCTACAGGTAAAGTTGCTACTGAAGATGTAGCGCCTGCTTTCATTCAGGGAGCAGTCAACAACGTCAGAGATCGTATGAGTGATTACGATGCAGTTCTACTCACTACACAGAATCAACCATATGTTGATGCATTTGTAAAAGAATTTGGTGAAGATTGTATCTTTACTGATCGTCCTAGATTTGAAGACTTCGATGATTGGAGAGGAGTTGGTAGAGACACTTATGAATTAACTGATGAAAAGTATCAGAAAGAAGTTGAGGATTGTATCCTAGATGTTATCCTTACCAGCAAAAGTGATCATATCTTAGGGACTTGTAGCAATATGTTTTTGGGTGCATTGTCTATGAACATTAAGAATACTTGTGAACTGATTCAAAAACAATTCTGGGGAGCATAATGATTTACCTTTTTAATAGAGCAGATGGAGTGCAAACTGAAGGTATAGGTGCTGTTGCACAATGTCAAATTCATACCTATACACTTTCTAAACTTCTCGGAGTTGAATTTGCCAGCACAAAGTTTGAAAACTTGCAGCACTACCAAGAGCATGATACTCAGGAAAACTTTTGTAGGGATGTAACAAACTTCTTTAATTTTCCAAATCAAATTGAACCTCCTGATGATGCAATCAAGTTTGATCATATCAATGCTGATCTCCAAAACTTTGTTAATGAAAACAAGGAGGGAGAAGACATCTATGTGGAGATTGCAAATCATGATATGATGAAGTTTGCAGATGCAAATGCTGATCTGTGGAGTAAATTTATTCCTGACCTAGCAAACTGTGTTACACTTGACGAATCAAAACAATACTTTGACAATGATAAACTGAATATCTCACTTCACATTACAAACTTTATTGAAGGTAGGGATAATGATAGGAGTGAATCTAGAGAGCAGTTTGTTCAGGGCAACACTAAAGAGAAGTATTATGTGGCACTGCTTCAGAAGTTTGATGAGATTTTCAATAGAAAAACTCAAAGTCTCTTTGTAGATAAAGAGTATCACATCTATTCTAGATCCCAAACACCAGGAGATCTCTCTCAGTTTGAGGCATTTACTAAGTTGGGATTACCAATTAGATTTCATATTGATGAGCATCCTCTTACTTCTTTATACCATTTGATCAACTCAGATGTAAAGGTTCTATCAAATAGTTCCTTTAGTTATATTTCTGCTTTATATGGAAAGGGATTGTCTATCAGCAGAACTAATTTTCATCATAAAATTCCTGAGAATGTTCTATACTCTGATTATGATGGTAACTTTGACGAATCCCAAATCATCTTAGACTAATGAAAACATACGTATTTGACTTAGACCACACTCTCTGTAATACAGTGAAAAACTCAAGGGGTAGATGGAGATACTTTGAAGCAGAACCATTTCCTGATAGAATAGAAGTAGTCAACAAACTGTTTGATGAAGGTAACTACATTATTGTTGAAACAGCAAGGGGATGTAATTCTAAAATCAATCATTATGAGAAGACATTCGATCAACTTCGTTCATGGGGATTGAAGTTCCATACTTTAAGAGCCGGTGTAAAGTATGGAGCAGATTATTACATAGACGACAAAGCAATCAACAGTGAGGATTTTTTCAGTGGGAAGCATCAATAAAATTGTAAAAGTCTCTCCTAACTTTGCTAAGAGATTCTATTACAATTCAGTTCCTTTTTCTAAAAGGTATGGGAAAGTATATGAAGATACGCTTTCCTTTTTGCTGAAGTCTTCTAAGTGGGATCTGCAAACTAAAAAAGATTACCAGTTTCTACAGTTGAGAAAACTTCTTTCTCATTGCTACCGTAGTGTTCCATATTATAGACATATCTTCATTCACAATGATTGGAAACCACAGGACTTTAGATGTATTGAAGATCTAAAAAACTTTCCTATTCTGACTAAGAAGATCATCATGGATAATGCTGATCAAATGATAGCAACTGATTATGCCTATGAAAAAAGTTATCCCATTACTACTAGTGGTTCAAGTGGTGATAAGTTAAAGTTCTATGTGAATGATGAAGTCTTCAAGAAAGAAGCAGCATTTAATATGCGAGCATATCTTGAACAAGGAGCACAGATGTATGATACTCCTAGTGTCTGGTTGAGAAGATATGTTCCCAAGAATAGCGATTCTCCACTTTGGTATTATGATTATGAACTGAAGAGACTTTATATGTCTGCCTATCATCTTAATGATAATACTATTGGACAGTATGTTGATAAGATTAATTCTGAAAATTATCAAACCATTTGTACATATCCTTCATCGGCATATATCCTTGCATGTTTATGTGAAGAGAATAATCTCAAGATGGATCTAATTGAAAAGATTCATGTCACATCTGAGAAAATGCTCAACCAGTGGTATGATAAAGTTGTAGATGTATTTGGTATTAAACCATGCGGACACTATGGACAAATGGAAAAGGTATCATTCATGCATCAAACTGAAGATTCGCAAGACTATCATCAGAATTATGAGTATGGTGTTGATGAATTTTATGATAACTTTGATGGCACATATGGATTGATTGCTACTGGGTTTATCAACTACTACATGCCATTGATTAGATATAAAACAGAAGATACTTTTGTTCTTGAAGATGGAAAAGTGAAAGAGATCAATGGACGCAGTAGTGACATCCTAGTTTCATCCACTGGTGCTAGACTTCCTGGAGTGAACTTCTATAGTTGGATCGATAAGAAGATGCCAGCAGTCAAGATGTTTCAAATCATTCAGAAGTCTCACAAGGACATTACATTCAAATATGTCCAGAACTCAGACTGCTCAGGTAACATAGATAATGATATCCTCAGTGGATTGAAGTCTAGATTGGGTGATATGAATTATGATATAATGAGAGTATCTGAAATACCCAGAGATAAAAGAACTCAGAAGATTAGAAGTATTATTAATGAGGTAAAATGAACGTAAGTTTTATTGGTCTCGGTAAACTGGGACTACCATTAGCATGTTGTCTTGCAGAATCTGGTAATAAGATTCTGGGTGTAGATAAGAATGAATATGTTCTTGATAAATTGAATCATCAAGAATTACCTTTCTATGAACCAGGACTTGATGCTATTTTCCCACATCAAAACTTTATTGGATTTACTGATTCGTATAAGAGAGCAGTAGAAGAGACTGACGCATCGATCATTCTAGTAAATACACAACTAGGTGACAGTGGATACTCCGATGAGTTTGTTGAGTCTGCACTGACAGACCTTGCTGTTAATCTAAAGCGTAGTGATAAAGACTATCATTTGATTGTTCTGTCTTCTACTGTGCTGCCAGGTTCGATTGCTAGACTCATTCATTTGGTCGAGAAGATTTCTGGTAGGAAGTATCAAGAGAGTTTTGGTTTCTCTTATGTTCCTGACTTTGTTAGACTTGGTGCAGTGATTCAGGATTTCAAGAATCCAGAGTTCTTCCTGATTGGTGCAAACAGTCAGAGAGATTATGATATGACACACGAGATCTGGAAGAATTTTCATTTGAATGATCCACCAGAGAAGTCACTGACTTTAGAAGAAGCAGAAGTATCTAAAGTATCTCTTAATGCTTTTATTGTGAATAAGATTGCCTTTGTTAATTTCCTGGGTCAGGTCTGTGATGGTATGGAGAATGTCAATGTGCATAATATTACAGATGTGATTGGTTTGGACAAACGTATCTCTCCATACTTCTTTAAGTTTGGTACTCCATATGGTGGAACTTGTTTCCCTAGAGACACTATGGCATTCATTAAGTTTGCTGCTGATAGAAAGAAAGAAGCAAAGCACTTGAAGTTTGCTGATGAGGTCAATGAAGATCTATATCAAAGCATCCTACAAAAATGTTCTCAGCATAAGAGAGTCGGAGTGATTGGAGTATCATTCAAACCTAACTCTCCTGTTGTAGTTGGTTCACCATCTGCTAGATTAATTAGAGATCTATTGGGCATGTATGGAATAAGTGTATATGCGTATGATCCATTGGAAGAATCATTTGCTAATTTAAATGGCGATGGTGAAAAAGTTCATCAGTGTGGAAATGCACAAGAATGTGTGAATAAATCTGATGTTGTTGCTATAATGCATCCAGATAAATCACTTGCAACACTCGATGTATCTAAAGTTAGTGTTGTTGATTACTGGGGAATGACTAATGCTAATTAAAGTTAGGGAAAGTATCGACGCTCTCAAACCATATAATGTAGGTGGCAGAGCAAATCTTTCTCAAGATTGGGAATGTTTTGATTGGAATGAATCTGAGTTTCCTCCTTCAAACAAAGTATTTGAAGTAATGAAAACCTTTTATCGATATGAAAGGTATCCTGATATTACTGCATCAAAACTAAAAGATGAACTATCTAAGTATGTGAGTCTTCCCTCCGAGTTCATTGAAGTATACAATGGTTCTGATGATGGACTCAAAGATATCTTTACAGTCTTTGTTGATAGTCAGACAAATGTAATATCCTACGCACCTTCCTATACACAGGTAGATACTTTTATCTCTGTCAACACGCAAAATTATGAGAAGATTCAAATTATTGATCCTCTTGGTGAGCATGTCTGGGACTTTGCACCATGCATGATGAGTGATGTGGTTTATCTGGTTAATCCAAATAATCCAACAGGTAAATTAATTCCTGTAGAAGAGATTGAAGATCTAGTTGATTCTAATCCAGGCACTTTGTTTGTGGTTGATGAAGCATACTATGAGTTTGCAGGTCAATCATGTAGTCATCTTGTTATCTCTCATAAGAACTTGATTGTCACAAGAACATTCTCTAAGGCATTTGGTTTGGCAGCAGCAAGACTGGGATATGTAATGGCACACCCTGATTTACTGTTCCACCTTAGAAAGATTAAGAATGGAAAGACTGTCAATGCACTTGCACAACTTTGTGGTATTGCTTGCTTGAATGACCTTGACTATTTAAATGCAAGAATTGAAGAGATGAATGATGCTAAGAAGTTCTTCATTGACAATCTGCCACCACAATATACTGCTGTAGAGAGTGCTGCTAATTTTATTCTTGTGAAGACTCCAGACTCAGTAAGAGTATTGGAAAAGATGAAAGAGAATAAAATCTTAATCAGAGATCGCAGTTCCTTTGCAAACCTAGATAACTGTGTTAGAATAACTATCGGTTCTAAAAAGCAAATTATTAGAGTTCTGGACGTAATAAACTTTTAATTATGATTGGATACAATCGATTGGGCATCAATGGTAGACTTGGAAACCAGATGTTCCAATACGCTGCATTAAGGGGCATCGCTGCAAAACATAACTACCAGTGGTGTATTCCTCCTTTAGACTACAATACTTTACCGATGGCAGAATACGTTCTGTTTGATGGATTTAAGATGAGTACAGTTGGTGAGAGCAACTTTGGGTTTGTTCCACAAAACTGTCCCACTGTCGGTGAGTCGTCACACGACTTTGATGTTGAACTGTTTGAGAACTGTCCTGACAATATTAATCTTGATGGATATCGTCAATCAGAAAAATACTTTGAGCACATCGAAGATATCATTCGTGAAGACTTTACATTTAAGGATGAGATTCTAGAACCTTGTCAAGAGTTTGTTAAAGAGTATGGTGATGACATCATCTTTTTGCATATAAGAAGAAGTGATTCTACTGGTAGACCAGAGTTCTTTCCCATTGCAGATGCACGATGGTTTGAAGAAATGCTAGAGCATTTTCCTAAGGACACACCTGTTCTGATCTTGACTGATAAGATGGATTGGGTGAAGAATCAAAAGTTATTTGAACAGGATAGATTTCTGTTGCAAGAACACAGAGAGTATTCTGATAACTTAGTGTGGAATGGTAGAGGTAAAATGGAGTATACCCTATCACCTTGGATTGATCTATGCTTGATGAGTCTATGTAATGGCGGCATCATTCCAAATTCTACTTTCTCTTGGTGGGGTGCTTGGTTACAAAAGTCTGAGAATAAAAAGATTGTATATCAGCATCCCTACTATGGTCCAAACTTTACCTCACCAAATGGTAAAGATTATAATGAATGCTATGTTCATATTAAGGACATGCATCCAAAGAGTTGGGTTCGTGGACACTTAAAGGATGAGTACATTGATCCAGTTCATATGGATTCTGAAAACGAAAGAGAGATGCAATGAAAGATCTAACGAATGCAACTTTTATTATTCCTATCAGAATCGAGTCACAGGATAGATTGAGAAATGTTCTTACTGTTCTGTATTTTTTGCTGAACAACTTTGATACGAATATCATTGTCAAAGAAGTTGACACCAAATCGGTGTTTAGTACTGATGTTCTACCTTTGTTGGAAAATGCTGATGGTATCAGTCTTGACAAACTGACTCACATCTTTGAGGAGTCTGATAACTCTGTATTTTACAGGATGCATATTCTGAATGAAATGTTATCGAAAGCAAAGACAAAGGTCATTATCAATTACGATTGTGATGTTCTTCTTCCAGTTGAATCGTATGTCACTGCGTATTCTTCTATCCTCTCCGGTCAATGTGATGTAGTTTATCCATATGGTCAAGGTGTATATCAATATCAAGTTGATGCTACAGATGAACTAGTCAACAAATTTATTGACTCTGAATTTGATTTCAATACCTTAGTGGACAATTCAAATGAATCTACCTCAGACTTTGGATGGGTTCAGTTTTTTGATCGTGATGTTTATATTGAAGGTGGTATGGAGAATGAGAACTTTAAGGGTTCTGCTCCAGAAGACAAAGAAAGATTTTTCAGATTCACTACTCTTGGATATAATGTAGGTAGAATTGATAGTTGGTTGTATCACTTGGAGCATAGTAGAGGTAATAACTCTTGGCCAACCTCTTATACAGGCAATCCACATATGCAAGATAATCTCAAACTCTGGGAAAAATTACAGAGAATGGACAAGCAGCAACTTTTGGAGTATTATGGTAACCAGGAGTACCTGAAGAAATACATATGATTATTGCATCCTGTCCTCTTCGTGTATCACTCTTCGGTGGTTCTACAGACAATCCATACTTCGTAGAGGAGTATGGACGTGGTTCTGTAATTAGTTTTACATCCAGTCTTAAGACATATGTGACTATCACACAGGACAAGTTTGGTTTCAATAGAGAGCAGCACAAATATATCATCAACTATTCTAGAAGAGAAGAAGTCTCTAGCATCCAAGACATCCAGAACGAGGTTGTAAGGACCGTATTGGAGCACTATGATATGCCACCAGTTCAGGTCACCCTGACTAGTGATGCATACTCACAGGGTAGCGGACTTGCGTCCTCTTCTTCATATACAATCAGTCTTATCAAGGCATGCACCATGTTCCTGGGTATCCCGATTACCGATAGTGACGCATGCAAACTCGCATATAAGTTGGAAAGGGTCTATAATCCATACTGTGGATACCAAGACCCATACGGATGTGGTGTCGGTGGATTCAAACGCATCAATTTTATGGGAGATGACTGTATCACCTATGAGTTCCTACCCACTGACCTGTTTGACCACTATGATACACATCTTGTCTTTACTGGTGTTACTAGAAACTCCAAGAAGATTCTCAAGAATGTGACAGAGAACCTGGATAAAGTCAAACCTCTTCTGGAAACATGTGACGAAGCATACTATCTGCTATCCAACAAGAGTTACAAGTGTTTCCTGAATCTGATGAGTAAGAGTTGGAGACAGAAAAAGCAGACATCATCAACTATCGCAGAGAACGAGACTATCCAGATGATGGACTCTGCACTAGAACTCAACGATACCGTCCTAGCACACCGACTGTGTGGTGCTGGTAATGGTGGGTTCTTCCTGACATTTTCTAAACCTGGAACATTGACAATACCATACGACTCTGTTAGAATACGAGTCGGAACTGATGGTGTCTATGGTAAATCCATTTGAAGAATATGTAGAGGCACTTAAATGCGCCCATGCACAAGAACAGTTTTTAAGATTTCAGGCAGCATTTAACTGCCACAATAGAATTATTATCCTAGGTAATGGCGGTAGCAGCAGCGTAGCATCCCATATCTCTCAGGACTATATGAAGTTCAGGGGTAAGAAAGTATCTATTCTCTCTGACCCTTCTATGCTTACTATGCTTTCCAATGACTTTGGATATAAGAAAGCATATCAAAAATTCTTAGAGTATTATGTCGAGAATGATACTCTTGTAGTTATTATGAGTTCTGGTGGTGAATCCAAGAACATGATTAACTGTGTGAATTGGTGTGAGGATAATAAAGTATCTTACGGAGTACTGACTGGGTTTGAATGTAATAATAGAATACGAACCATTGCAGTTAATGCTCTATGGAACTATTGGATTAATAGTAGGTCATATGGTGTGGTAGAATGTGTTCATCAAATCTTCCTGCATGGAGTGGTATGAAATTCTGCTTTGACCTAGACGGGACAATCTGTGATACACCCTGTGATCCTGACGGTCACAATCAAAGATACTGGGATTCACTCCCTATCCCCTTTATGGTAGAGACAATCAATCGTCTTTATGATGAGGGGCATCATATTATTATCATGACTGCTCGTGGTAGAGGGTCAGGTAAAGATTGGACAGTTCAAACTATGATGAGTCTTAGTAATTGGGGTGTGAAGTATCACGAACTGGAACCTATGTTCCATAAACCTACTGCTGATATCTTCATTGACGATAAGGGTGCCAATGTATTCGATTGGATTCTAGATCAACCACAAAAGAAAGGAATCATTGCAGGTGCCTTTGATGTAATCCATCCAGGGTATATTCGCATGTTTGCTGATGCAAAGAAGTATTGTAATCACCTAACTATTGCACTTCATGTTGATCCATCAACCGAGAGAGCACATAAACTGAAACCAGTGCAGACAGCAGAGGAGCGTAAAGAGATTCTTCTGGGTATGCGGAATGTTGATGATGTTGTTTTCTATGACACTGAGCAACAATATCTTGCAATGCTAGAGTCTGGGGAGTATGCTAAACGTTTCCTGGGAGATGATTATTCTGATGGAAGTTATAGTGGTATCGATCTGGGTATTCCAATTGTTTGGTTGTCTAGAGACCATGAGTACTCTAGTACCAGACTCAAAACATTGATTCACGATTCTATTATGCCGAGGCGAGATGAGAAGTATGACTAAGAGTTTAGTAACCGGTGGATGTGGATTCATTGGATCTCACATTGTAGACTACCTTGCTGAGTTGGGGCAGGAAGTTGTTGTGATTGATAATCGTAGTGCAAACAACGATCAGTTCTATACCACACCAGGAGTAGAATATCTGAACGCTGACATCACTGACTATTCTGCAATGAGCACTGCAATGGAGGATGTTGATTATGTCTTCCACCTTGCCGCTGAGTCACGTCTACAACCTGCTATCGAGAATCCTATCGATGCAATCACTAGAAACTGTGTCGGAACAACTGTGATGCTACAAGCAGCACGGGAGGCAGGTGTGCTGCGATTCGTATACTCCTCTACTTCTTCTGGGTATGGTAACAATCCTGCTCCAAGTGTTGAGACACAACCAGACGACTGCTTGAATCCATACTCTGCTTCTAAGGTTGCAGCAGAGAAGTTCTGTAAGATGTACTATGAACTGTATGGTTTGGATACGGTGTCTCTTAGATACTTCAATGTGTTTGGTGATCGGTCTCCTACTAGGGGTCAGTACGCACCAGTCATTGGTATTTTTGAGAGACAGAAAGCAGCAGGAGAACCACTGACTATCGTTGGTGATGGTTTACAGAAGCGAGACTTTGTGTATGTTGGAGACGTTGCTCGTGCTAACTACCTCGCATCAATCATGCCTCTCCAAGGACATGAAGGTGAAGTTTTCAATGTAGGTAGCGGTAAGAACTATTCAATTCAAGAGATTGCTAATTTGATTTCAGATAATCAGCAGTATCTACCAAAACGAGCAGGAGAAATGGAGACTACTCTTGCAAACATAGATAAGATTAAATCAGTTATTGGGTGGAAACCTGAGGTTGACGTATTAGAATGGATTAAAAATGGATAAGAACAAATCAGCATATAAACTCAAAGGTCTCCCACCTATCTACTACACAAACCTGGATCGTAGTCCAGAACGCCAGAAGTATATGGAGGACCAGTTTGCATACTGGGAGATCGAAGACTACATCCGTATCTCTGGATACGATGGCACTGGTGATGATGACCTGAGCGGCATCCTGAAGGGTCGCTATCCTGATCAAATGGGTCCAACTGATGTTGGATGCTGTACATCACACTTGAAAGCGATTCATCACTGGTATACCACATCTGACACTCCCTGTGCTATCATCATGGAGGATGACTGTGACCTGACTGTGGTCAAGCATTGGCCCTTTACCTGGAAGGAGTTCTATTCAAGGATGCCCTTCGACTATGACCTGGTTCAACTTGCAGTCATCAATCCCGGTGCCCTGCATGTAGCACTGCATAAGAGATTCGTCAATGACTTCTCTACTGCCTGCTACATGATTACAAGACATCATGCTAAGAAACTGATGGATTTGTGCTACCGGGATGGTAAATATAAATTGGACTACAAAGCAAAACCAAGATGCAACTCAGAGCACTTGATTTATGAGTCCGGTAACAGTTTTGCTATGCCTATCCTGCTGTTCTCTCCACCACATCTTGAATCTATGATTTGGGATAAGGGTCACATTGATGCATACCATGTTCCAAGTCGAGATGGTATCCGTGAGTGGTGGACCAATCAAGCATCTCAACTTGAAAACTGGGAACAGTTGTTTGATTACGATCCCTATCTGGGAAGACTACCCCCTATGGAGCAAAAGTAATGGATTACGAAATGCCTGACCTATGTGTAAGAAGCATTACACCAGCAGAAGAAGTAGGTAAAGTGTGGTTGGATATGCCTTCCGTCCATGATTCTACTCCACAGAAACCTATGTTGGTAACCCAAGATTCTATTGACTACGTTATGAATGGCAAATACCAGGTTCCTATGTGTCCTGCTGGTTGGCCTAACCTACCTACTGAAACTGAATGATACAATATCTGAAAGCAATACTTTTTCATCCAGCGACACATTTCAATATACTGTCGGTGGGATTATTGATTATGATTGGAATGCTGCATAATCACGCACACCATTCCATGGATAAAGATCCTGATGCTTATGTCCTCAAGTGGTGTCAGAAAAACCCTGAAAAATGTGAACGGTATTTAAGACGATGATCCCCCACTATTTTATGGAGGACCCCGGTGCTGTTATCAGACGCATGGATGTCCCACAAGAGATTGTAAGATTCTGTGATACCTACACATACGGTGCCCCTCATGATGACTTGAGGTATATTGATTGTGTGTATATGCACATGGGAGAGTATGGAAATGACCCAGAATCCCTCAAAAACTTAAGAAAACAGTCTTTTCCATTGTTTGACTAGTAAATAATGTATCGCAAAAAACATAGATGCCTAAGAACTTTGTAACTAAAGAAGAATTGAAGTGCCGTGTCCTGAAACTGAAGCACGAAGTTGACTGGGAGCAGTCAAGAACACAGGGAGAACGGGACACGGCACACCGGTATCTCAACTATGTCCTTCAAGCCCTGGAAGAATACAGGGGTTGACAACGGGAGAAGGTTCGGTTATACTACAATTTCGGATGTATAAATACCTATTCGTGACTAATGTTACGAATTGCTACAGACCTACCGCCCCAACTATTCGCGCCCAATCTGTGCTATAATATCCACAACGGGACGAGTCGAGTCCCTATCCATCTGCGGGTAATCACTCCGCAAGTAACTAAGAGGTTTAACAAATGATCAAATCTGTATTCGCAGCAACTGCTGCACTGTCCATGTCCGCTGGCGCTGCCCTTGCAGGTCCTTATGTCAATGTCGAGACCAACGCTGGTTGGACTGGCGATGACTACTCTGGCGCTACCACCGACCTTCACGTAGGTTATGAAGGCGACCTGGGTGCTGCTTCCTACTATGTCCAGGCTGGCCCTGCTCTGGTTTCTCCTGACGGCGAAGAGAGCGATGTTCAGTTCTCTGGTAAGGCGGGTCTTGGCGTTCCTGTGACTGATCAACTGGGCGTATATGGCGAACTGTCCTTCCTGACTGCTGACGATTCCGATAACAACGGTTATGGTGGCAAGTTGGGTCTTAAGTACAGCTTCTGATATATTCATTGTATCGTGTGGGGGGCAGAGCCCCCCTTTTTTTAACTTATGATTTTAGAAACTATTTTAGCACTGAGTGCTGTTGACTACGATCACCTTGCTAGAACAATTCAAGTTGAAACCCATCGTGGAAGTTTCGACTCATATTGTGTAGCAGTGTCTGTTCTCAACCGTGTCAACTCTCCATACTATCCAAACACTGTTGCTGACGTTGTTTATGCACCAGGGCAGTATGAAGGATTCACTAGGTGGCGTCCAACTGCGGATCCTCATCTTGTAAAAACACTTATGTCAGAAGAAGGCAAGCAAAACCTTTTGAAGGCATACAGCATCATTGGTGATAGGACTGATTTTAAAGGTCAAAGTATGCTCAGATATAGAGTTGCGTCCCAAGATCCAATGTGCGATACTAGAGGAAACTTCTACCACTATCATTGGGAATCATGATCCAGCGTATCAAATCTCTCATTAAGAAGGTTGTTGGTATTTCAACGACTGAGGTTGAATGTGCAATTGATGAAGATATTGTTGATTGTCAAGAGATTGATTTGGAATCATATGTAGGCGTTCCTGCATGTGTCACAACCCCGCTTGACGACTGGTTTGCTCCACCTTATAATATAGAGGTAAACACTGCTAGAGATGTGGTGACAGGACAAACTCTCAATTATGATCCTATCACCGGGGAAGAATACTTTGAACCCGACGACATCCATGAAATCATGTATGAAGAGGCAACCAAGAATGGTCTGCCGTGGGATCAAGGAGGTTCAGAAACATTTCAAGAGAATGTAGACCTTGACTGGACATCTGGTACAGGTTGGGGTCAATACCGCTAATTTGAATTTTTTATTATGAAAAGACTTTTCTTTGGTCTGCTTGCTTCAGTTGCATTAGTTGTTCCCACTCTTGCACATGAGGAGAAAGAAGATCCTGTCTTCTATACTTATGAAGCAATGCAATGCATGCGTCAGGGTAAATGCACTGCTGGTGTAAGTAAAGTCAAGATGAGTGATCATCAACATCATGATGAGGTCAGAACTATCCTGGCAAATCTTGATCAGATGGGTGTTGAGGTTTACGAATCAATTCCAGAGTATTTTGTGGATGAGTATCGTGCCTTGTACTATTCTGATGTGAATAAGATCTATTTTAATAAGAGATATACTGATGATCCTGGAATGTTCATCAGAGCATTGCGTCACGAGGCATGGCATGCAGCACAGGATTGTATGGGTGGTGGTATGCACAATTCTGACATTATGCCTATGCTTGAAGCAACCACTATCCCTGATGAAGTTATTCAAGAAACCTTTGCTCGCTACGGATTCGATCCACATACTGTCAGGATTGAACGAGAAGCAGTCTGGGCAATGAATATGCCTTGGATGACTGTTGATGCACTGGAGGCATGTAACTCAGATACACCAATCTGGGAGACATACTTCCCACCTAAAAGAACTTGGAGTTACCTTTACTGGGAGGGACTAGTTGACTATCATGACGGAATCTAAAGAACCAAAAATCAAACTCACATTTGATGGGTGTTATAACTACAACAGATTGCAAAAGGAAGGTATGGTTGACGATTGGCGCTACTGCGATGAGAAGATGGAACTTAGACAAATTGTCTACAATATCCTGTTGAATAAGTATGGTGGTTTGACCAAAGAAAATGGAGAACCAATCTGTAGTATGGAGAGTATTCAAACATGTTGTCATGATTGGGTTTCCCAAGGGCATGTAAATAGTAGTGGCATTGTAAAATACTATGAGGCATACTACAAATGAAGAGACTTGTTACAGCGGCGGTTGTTGCGGCAGCGGTTGCCCTACCTGCCCATTCCGACCCCCTCAAAGATAACCAATATTTCACTATGCATTCTATGGGATGCATGTTGCTTCAAGAATGCGTAGAAGATGTCAAAGAAATTAACTCCATCTCAGATATCAAAACTGAGATACCTTCTTCTGATTATGACGTTATTGCTCGTGAGTTTGATTCTTTCCTCAGACCACTTGGTAAGATCGGAGTTAAAGTTTTTCTAGCAGACCAGAAGTATTTCCCTGTAGGGCACCGTGGTGTATACCACACTGTAAGCAATAATTTCTTTTTAAACAAAGCATATATGCACCGTCCTGGTGTGTTGATGAGTGTCATGCGTCATGAGGGATGGCATGCAGCACAGGATTGTATGGCAGGAACGATTAAAAACAATATGATTGCTATCATTCTGCCTGAGGATACTGTTCCCCCGATGTATCAGGAGATTGTAAAGCGTACATACAAGACTATGCCTCATGCGATTCCTTGGGAGAAGGAAGCATACTGGGCAGGTAAAACTGAAGGCATGACTGCTAGAGCACTTGAGTCTTGTGCTCGTGGAACTATGTGGACTGACTATGAACCAACACCACTTACTCGTCAATACTTGGTTGAAAAAGGTTATCTCTCTAAATAAAGCTGCCTTACCAATTAAATATGCCAGAAGATGTCAAGAAACCCGACGAGAAGAAAAAAGGTTTCATTGGAAAACTCAAGGAGCATGTCGATGACAAGGAAGAACAACTTGCTATTCTTTCTACCTTTGTCCGCCTTGGTATCCTTGTTTGGTCTGGTGGAATTCTCACTCTGGCATACATCAAACTACCTCCTGCACTCGGAATACCCGAACAAAAACTTGATCCAACATTCATCGCCAGTGTCTTTACCGGGGTCTTAGCTACTTTCGGTGTTCAGGCAGCGAAGAAATCTGGAGAGGGTGGTAGCAATGGTGGTGGAATCAGTAAAGCAGATATGGAAAGATTGATCCAGGCAGCTGCACAAACTGCACCACATCAAACTCTCCGTATTGAGCAAGCACCTGTGACCTTAAAGGTTGATAAGGCAGAAGAACCTTACAAGATGTAAGTTATGACTAACAAGCGATCACCATTTAAGTGGGCGGCACTGACAGTAGGAACACTGTTCGGTGTCGCTCATATTGGTTTATTGGGACACCTGATTGGTAAGGATAAACTTCCAATCATAAATCTACCTGTAGGTAACTACACATCATATAGTGTAGACGCAGGCACGGATGGTTACAGTATACGATATAACGCTAATGATCCTAAGGTCATGGGGGTTACAAAGACATTAGACAAGAAGAATGGATTCTTTGGTATCGGTGGAACTACGAATCTAATTACAGAAGAAGAATATACAATGGATGGGGCAAGGCATCTAGGAGGTGCTGAGGGAAAGTTGACTGCTCAAAACCTGGAATGCATAAAAGCGGAGGGCGCTGGAGAGTCAACCGGAAGAATGGTCGGTGCTAGTGTCGCATCAGGCATTGCTCCTATCTTCACAGGTATTCCATATGTTGGTTGGTTAGTATCTGGTTGGATGGTAATGTTAGGACAAGATACTGGTGCAGATATTGGTGCGGAAATCGCAACAATGCAAATGGATTGCGAACCAGAATGATATAGATATAAGTAATTGAACTCATTATGTGAATTTACTTTTGCGACCTTTGGAGAATGTAAGTGATCCAGTATGGAGTGTTATTATATCTCTAATAATACTACTTGCCGGTGTTACATACTATATTGTCTATATAATGAGAATGGCATTCGATGAGTTGGACGATGAGTGACCTTACTAATAAAGATGCAGAACAGGATACAAAGATTGCTGTAATGGACAGCACTCTAGATAATTCTATTCGTCGTATTGAAATGGTTCATAAGCGTGTTGATGATACGAACGAAGAAATAGAAAAACTTCGTGAGAGAATTCGTAAACTTGAGAAATGGGTATGGGGTGCTGGTGCAGTAATCACTGCTGCTGTCACACTGATTGGTTTAGTAACTGCTGCTGACGCAAGAACATTTGAAAAAGAAGAAATGACTGTCGGTGTTCTGACTCAGAAAATCAAACAGTATGAAGCAGAAAAGGAGAGAACTCCAGTAGAGGATGTTCTAAAACAAGCATTAAAGGAGTGGGAACTATGGCAGGAATGACGCCCCCAAGCAGAAAGAGTTGCTATAATTTTAGAGTAATAGAAATCAACAGGGTTGTAGATGGCGATACTATTGATGTTACTATTGATCTCGGGTTTGATCTATACAAGAAAGAAAGAGTTAGAGTTGCAGGAGTTGATACGCCGGAGAAAAGGACCAGAAACTTAGAGGAGAAGGAACTTGGAATCGACGCAACCTACTGGCTCAAAGCGAAACTCGAAGGTGCTGTGGCTGGTGACGATGATCTTGTTATCCGTACTGAACTTGATGGCGGTGTCGGTAAATATGGCCGTCTTCTTGGGTGGTTATACATTGGGGACTCAGAATTGTCCCTCAACGAACAAATGATCACAGAAGGATACGCTCACCCCTATGATGGGGGAACAAAAGATATGAATCTCGAAGCATTGCGAGAGATTCGTAGAGCACACGGTACATTAGTAGACTAATTATGAGAAGAGAAATGTTAGAAGCTCTCAAGGCATTGTCCGTTGGGAGTATAAAGAAAGCGAAAATGAATATTGAGATATACCTCACAAACCCTGTGGGTATTGGTGAGCACCCTGACGTTCTCGGTGCAATCCAGGATCAAATTGATGCAATTGCAAAAGAAGAAGAACGTATCGAAGTAATCGAAAAGTATTTGGAGGATTAAAATGAAAGTATTATTTGCCTTTCTCGCCACACTGTTCCTTGCTGCTCCTGCCTGGGCAGTGGATGTATCAATGGGATCAAATGGAAACTTGATTTTTGACCCATCTGATGTTACAATTGACGCAGGTGACACTGTACATTTTGTCAACGGTATGCTCCCACCACACAACATTATTGTAGAGGGTCGCGCTGATCTATCACGCGAGTCTCTTATGTTTAATCCAGGGGAGGTACAAGACATTAAATTCGCAGACGCAGGAGATTACGATTTCTTCTGCGGACCACACCAGGGTGCTGGTATGGTTGGCACAATTCATGTAAAATAATTTAAGTAGCAGAGGAAAATGGCAACTTATAACGTAACGATTCGTTCCGCCGATGGAACGGAGACGGTTGTTCCATGCGATGGGGATACTTACATCCTTGACGCAGCAGACGAAGCAGAACTCGATCTTCCATACTCCTGTCGTGCTGGTGCATGTTCTACATGTGCTGGTAAAGTATTGGAAGGCACTGTAAACCAGGAAGACCAATCATTCCTGGATGATGACCAGATCGAAGAGGGATTTGCACTACTTTGTGTATCATATCCTACTAGCGATTGTGTTGTTCAAGCAGAAGCAGAGGAGATGCTTTATTAAAGTGATACATAGTTTTATCATCTGTTACAAAAACTAGTCGCGGATGGTAAAACTACTGTAAATAAAAAAAGACCATGCAAAAAGTCATTAATGTACTCGCTCTCGCGTCTTTTGCTGTATCTACTGCCGTTGTCGGCAGCGGCGCTTATGTTTTTCTTAATAAGGATAACATAGTCGAAGGTATCAAAGCAAATGTAACCAAAGCAGTCATGGGCGCGGTCACTGATTCACTTCCTGGTATGATGAACGGTGCTATGCCTGAACTCCCTGGCGCAACTGGTGGAGCAATTCCTAGTGGTGTCGGCGGCGTTGACGCTGGAGCACTGCCCTTCTGAAGATGGAGATTCGTGAAATAGGTGTTACTAATCTACGGATTCCACCGACTAATATTTTTAATGTCGATGTAGCACCACCTATTGTTTATTCAATACCTGTTCCTGTAACAGTACAATTGGGTGTTCCCATCATTGAGATGCCTGGTTGCGTAGAAGATCACCGTGACGGTGACGAGCAACTGACTGTCGATGATCCTAAAGGGACAAGAATTTTATGCTCTGGTGAATATCCATCATATGATGCGATGGACTATACACCTGAAGATTTAATCTATACACAGGAAGCACCTGTTCCTCCGGTAAAAGCACCAGAAGATATTCCTGCAGCACCAGAGGTGCCGAATACTCCTGTTCCTGGTGTAAAAAAAGAAGAAACCGAATGCCCTGGTCCTAATGCACCACGAGTTGGTGATGTGGCACAGAATAAAAAGGAAAGGGTATCCGGTTATGAATTGCAGATTGTAAATGGAAATGAGATATGTGTAACTCTCTATGAGGATATACCTTGGCAGGCACAGTATTTACCTGCTCCTCAGGTTGCTGCTACTACCGCGAGTATCGCTGTGGTAGCGACATCTTCCGCACTGCTCGCAAAGCCTCTTGCTGATCTACTGTTAAAGGTTGTGAAACCGACTGTGAAGAAGGTGCTGAAGAAGGTGGCGTCGATACGGGGAAAGAAGATCCCGGTACAATCGCAGGCGGAGCGGGTTGCGGAGCAACGACAGCGGAATCAGGCTGTGAAGGTACTACGCTCTGTTCGACCGATGAAGAAGTAGGAATAGAATGAACGTGATCTTTGATGTAGGTGACATTATTCACCATGACATCAGCACACACCGCATAGTAAGGACTCTTGGGATGGAAAGAAATTCCATTCCTTTTTAATTCTCCACAATTCTTGAGTCTGGCTATCTCAAAGTCGAGGCGCTTATTGGCAAGTAGTTGAGCACGATACTCATTATGTGTGGTTGCTGCTTCTTCACATAATCTTTGCTGCTTTTTATTCATAGGCACAGACAGTGTTGCACTGAAACCTATAGACAAGTTCTGATTATCCTTCTGTCCAGTTCTCGTAGGAACATAGTACAGAATACCACCTGGGTTATCTAATGAACCATCTTCATTCAAGTCCCTCATATCATATACAGGGTCATTGAAGTAGGGTTCAAATGGTTTTTGTTGAGAAAGAGACCCTGTTACATACGGGGTCACATTCATAGTGGGTCCTTGACAACTGATACCGTCACCGTATGTGTTGGTGATGTAAGGACCCTGTAAGACCTGAATGGCCTGGTTGGTCACTGAGCCAGATGAATTAGCGACGGGATTTGCTGTTGCACTTACACCCCCTACATCTGCTGCATGAGCAGGGACAGTTACAACCGCAGACAGTGCAGATAGACATAATGCTTTTATTGTGCGAAGATACTTGTTGTTGTGGTGATGCTTTCTATTGTTTGTTCTCTTTGTATTATTGTATGATTTGAAAGACCTGGTGCCTGATACGTCTCCGTGAACTGAAACGGTGCTCCCACATTCCTTTGAGTGAAGGTTGGTCTTGAATTCATATTGAGTCCGGTCCATGTCGAAATCACGCCCTCATTGGTATTTTGTTGATTGGTTACAGAATTAGGTGCTAATCCCCCAGACGATTGCAGATTTGTTCCAGTCACAGAATACTGATATCCTGTGTTATAATCCATAGAATTAATAGTTTCATTAATAGTGCTCGTTGTCTCCGTCGTGGAAGTCATCGAGCCCTGAGTGAAGTTTGGAACTACTGGTACTGCGTGGGAAGGTGAGACTAGTCCGAAGACCAGTCCCAAGACACCTATTGATTTATATAGGCGTCTCATTTCTACCTCACAGTCAACTCGGTGACAAATTGTCCGGTTGCCTGAGTACCAGCGCCACCACCAACGATCGTCATAGCACCAGCAGTGGTGATAGTACCTGCCAGGTCTCCAGCAACACCAGCAGCATTACTGGTCATCGAACCGAAGTTCTGCACAGCACCTACACTAGGAGCAGAGGTTGGGACAGCATCAGCCTGTATGTAAGTAGCAGAATACGAGAACGCAGCACCAGGGGTATCCTGAGTTGCTGAGATTGCTCCTGGAGCATAAACCCCACTAGTGATAGTACCAGCAGAAATAGTATTTGCTGTCGTACCATCCGTAGTATCTACTCCACTACCTGACACACTGTACGAGGAACCGATCCTAGTTGCCTGGGTTGCAGCAGAGTTAACATTGAGCTGAACGCTGGAACTTAACTTATGGGTAATATCGGCATGTGCTGGTGCCGCCAAACCAAACATAGCAAAAAGCACTAACGCTCGTTTCATAAGGGATAGTATATACGCATGTAAATCTATTTAGATTAGAGATTCCTGAGAAAACCCCCCTTGTATACCAGTATACCGTTGCAGGGGGTTGACAGAACTTTACATTTCCTATATAATATTGTAACAGTTCTTCATACAAGACTAATGACCGTAACAAGCAACGACCGTGGACAACAGAATATGTGGGCTACTGAGCCAAGAATGTACATTGATCAAACTGCAGCAGAACGCTATGGTTATGAGACCTATGCCGAGAAAGCTGAGAAACTGAATGGTCGCGTGGCGATGCTTGGGTTCGTTGCTGGACTCCTGTCTTATGCAACAACCGGTAGTCTTTTCTTTTTTGGTGCCTTCGGCATCTGAAGACTGAATTTTTAAACACACAATACTTAAACGGAGAAATCAAATGAACGAAAAAGCAGAACGTATTAATGGTTGGGCAGCAATGCTGGGTGTAGTCGCAGCAATGGGCGCATACGCAACCACCGGACAAATCATCCCCGGCATTTTCTGATGGCATTTGTAGTAGCAGCAATAGTCATGCTGATTCCAATTGCTGCAGTAGTGAAAAAATCATGAGTTACGATTGGACACTACTACAGACCTTAATTTTTATCATCACTCCTTACTTTCTGATGCTTGCGTTGGCAAGTAAGGATGAAGATGATGATGGTTCCGATGGTGGCATGATGCAACCACTTTATGCACCGTCATCAGGGGCTTGACGAATACGGGAAACCGTAGTATTATAAATAAGTCAGTAAGTTACGAGACCAACACATCTCTTAACTATTCTTCACACGCCTCACCGAGACTAAACAGCGTGTATAAACAACAGTCTCTCATACCTGACCTGGAGGGTAGGTCAGGAATACTATAATCAGTGTTCCCCGCACTCATACATAACCCTTTTTCAAAAATGACAACACTTTCAAGACAACAACAATCACAATCCAGTTGGCAGAATTTCTGCGAGTGGATAACTTCTACCAATAACCGCCTCTATGTCGGTTGGTTCGGCGTGCTGATGATTCCAACTCTGTTGGCAGCAACTACTTGCTTCATCGTCGCCTTCATCGCTGCTCCCCCTGTGGACATCGATGGCATCCGTGAACCCGTCGCTGGTTCACTCATGTATGGTAACAACATCATCTCTGGTGCAGTTGTTCCCTCTTCCAACGCAATTGGTCTTCACTTCTATCCCATCTGGGAAGCCGCATCGCTTGACGAGTGGCTGTATAATGGTGGTCCTTTCCAACTCGTAATTTTCCACTTCCTCATCGGCATCTACTGCTACATGGGTCGTGAGTGGGAACTTTCCTACCGCTTAGGTATGCGTCCATGGATCATGGTTGCTTACTCAGCACCAGTCGCTGCAGCAAGTGCAGTATTCCTCGTATATCCTTTCGGTCAAGGTTCTTTCTCTGATGCTATGCCTCTTGGTATCTCTGGTACTTTTAACTATATGCTTGTATTCCAAGCAGAACACAATATCCTTATGCACCCGTTCCACATGCTCGGTGTTGCTGGGGTATTCGGTGGATCTCTTTTCTCTGCTATGCACGGAAGTCTCGTTACTTCCTCACTTGTTCGTGAAACAACTGAGAGCGAGTCCCAGAACTATGGTTACAAGTTCGGTCAAGAAGAAGAGACGTACAACATCGTCGCCGCACACGGTTACTTTGGTCGCCTGATCTTCCAATACGCATCATTCAACAACTCACGTTCCTTGCACTTCTTCCTTGCTGCATGGCCCGTCGTGGGTATTTGGTTCACCGCCCTGGGCGTAAGCACCATGGCATTCAACCTCAACGGTTTCAACTTCAACCAGTCGATCCTCGAAAACGAAGGTCGTGTAGTCAATACCTGGGCTGACGTATTGAACCGTGCAGGTCTCGGAATGGAAGTAATGCATGAGCGTAATGCTCACAACTTCCCACTCGACCTCGCTGCTGCTGAGTCCACTCCTGTGGCTCTGATTGCTCCTAGCGTCGGTTGATAAAATCTGCTATAATGTGGGAGGTCTACGGACCTCCTTTTTTTTATCTCTACAATTGTAAAGTTTTATGCATGGCAGTTTAGATCCAGAAGAAAAAGTGTTACCTGATTGGTTCGCTCAAACTTCTGATGTGCCTTACGATAGGCATGAATACCGATTTATCTTTTCTAACCAAGAGAGTATAATCTTTAAGAGTTATGAAGAGGTAATGGAACAATGGTTTAGCACTCCACCACTCTTCAAATCACATGTGGAAGTGCTCGACAAAAAGAAAAAAACAAATGGAGGTTTTAAATAATCATGGTCGCATCAACTTTAACTCAACAAAGGAGGGGATGGTTTGATATCCTGGATGACTGGCTTAAACGCGATCGGTTCGTTTTTGTGGGCTGGTCTGGTATTTTGCTCTTCCCTACAGCTTATCTTGCTATTGGCGGGTGGCTTACTGGGACAACTTTCGTCACCAGCTGGTACACCCACGGTCTGGCAAGTTCGTATCTTGAGGGCGCGAATTTCCTTACAGCAGCAGTTTCGACTCCTGCTGACGCTATGGGTCATAGCCTTCTTCTTCTCTGGGGTCCTGAGGCTCAGGGCAGTTTCGTCCGTTGGGTCCAACTCGGTGGACTCTGGCCTTTCGTCGCGCTACACGGTGCATTCGCTCTCATAGGTTTCATGCTCAGGCAGTTTGAAATCGCTCGTCTCGTCGGAATTAGACCCTACAATGCTATTGCTTTCTCTGGTCCTATTGCTGTCTTTTGCAGCGTCTTTCTCTTATATCCTCTGGGACAGTCGTCCTGGTTCTTCGCGCCATCGTTTGGGGTTGCCGCTATTTTCCGCTTCTTACTTTTCCTCCAGGGATTCCATAACTGGACGCTCAACCCGTTCCACATGATGGGTGTCGCCGGTATCCTTGGTGGTGCTCTGCTCTGTGCCATTCACGGTGCTACTGTAGAGAACACACTGTTTGAGGATGGAGAACAGGCAAACACATTCAAAGCATTTGAACCAACTCAAGAAGAAGAAACCTATTCGATGGTTACTGCCAATCGTTTCTGGTCACAGATCTTCGGTGTTGCTTTCAGTAACAAGCGTTGGTTGCACTTCTTTATGTTGTTCGTACCTGTGATGGGTCTCTGGACTTCATCAATTGGTATCATTGGACTTGCTCTTAACCTTCGTGCTTACGACTTCGTATCACAAGAAATTAGAGCAGCAGAAGATCCTGAGTTTGAAACGTTCTACACTAAGAACATTCTGCTCAATGAAGGTCTCCGTGCTTGGATGGCACCTGCCGACCAACCACATGAGAACTTTGTATTCCCTGAAGAAGTATTACCAAGGGGTAACGCTCTGTGATAAACTCTTTCGGGTTCCTCGCACTCCGACTCTGTGTCGGGGTGCTTCTTATCCATCATGGATATGAAAAATTAAATGACATTGAGAACTTTGCAAATGCGTTCGTAAGACCATTGCATTTACCATTCCCAATCTTCTTGTCCTACATTGCTGCTTTCTCTGAGATCGCAGGTAGTTGGGCATTGATTGTAGGGGTGGGTGCTAGACTCGGTGCTCTATCAATCGTAGGCACCATGTCGATTGCAATCTATCATGCAGTTATGACTAGTGGATTCAACATTTATCTGTTGGAACTCCTAGGTCTGTATTGGGGAGGAGCACTCTGTGTCTTACTATGTGGACCCGGAATGTTCTCAGTGGATCATTTGATTAAAATTAAATACGGTACAGTATTAAAAGAAAACTTCGATCTTATGGGGTCCTAATGCTAATCGGATTACTCTACTTTGCTTGTTTATTTGGTATTGGTGGAGCAGCATTTGCACTGATGTATAGAAACATTCAATCCATCAGTGAGATGAACAGACCCATCATAACCAGAAGGCATCCAGAAGCACCAGAACCTGGTGAAGAAGTAATGTATGTGGATGTCTCTGGTATGAACAGTGAACAATTCAATGATCAAAAACAAAGATTAGAAAAATTATTTGAAGAACAATGATTGTTGGAATTAGTTTATCAGTCCTTGCACTGACAGTATATGGTATCTACCTAGGGTTTGGTCCTCCCTCAAAAGGACTAGACGACCCTTTTGACGATCACGAAGACTAATGTCAGATCATTCACATCATGAACCAAACGGTGAAAGCACAACCATAAAAGAATTGATAATTGGTTGTGCAGTAGTATTTGCATTCACCCTCATCTGCTTCCTGATAATGCTTGCAGGAATGCTCTGAATATGGTATACTAAGGGGGTTAAAGACCCTCTTTTTTTATGAAGTTCAAAGCATTGATATTCATTCGCCTGAGAGCACAGGTTGATGATTCTCCTGGTAATGCTGTCAGAGATGCCTGTAAAAGATTGTCTAAGTTAGACATCAAGAAATTGAGATTGGGTAAAGTAGTTGATATTTGGTTAGAAGCAGAAACTAGAGAATATGCTGAGAAGGAACTTGAAATGTTATCTGATAGATTCCTTGCTAACACAGTCATGGAAGACTGGGATTATGAATTGACTGAAATCGAAAAGTTCCCGGAGGGTATTGGTAATGAATGATGATGATCGTCTCAGAGTGATTCAACAGATGGTAGACCAGATGGATGGTGCTACATCTACGGAGTGGAATATATACCAACAGTCAGGTAAATTCAGTAAGAAAATTGTTATTGAGTATCAAACGGAGGTAAAAACATGGAAGTGATCATTGAGGGCAAAGTCAAAACTGTCTATCAAGGTGATGATTCACAACAAGTTATTATTGAATATCATGATAAGGTAACGGCAGGCAACGGTGAGAAGGAAGATCATCCGTTAGGTAAAGGATCTCTCTGTTGTAGTATCTCTGCTCTCATCTTTGAGAAACTTGCTAAGGAACTTATTCCAACTCATTATATCAATATGGTTGGTGCTAATAAGATGATCTGTAAGAAGGTAGATATCGTTCCCTTGGAAGTTATTTGTAGAAATCGTGCTGCTGGATCTATTGTTCGTGAGACAACCCTCAATGAAGGTCAACCACTTCCACAACCTATCGTTGAATTCTTTTTGAAGGATGACAGTAAACATGATCCTCTGCTCACACCTGACCGTGTGCGTCTCATGGGATATGATCCAAAACCTTTTATTGAAATGACATTGCGTATCAATGACATTCTTCGTTCGTTATTTTATATCCTAGGTATTGATCTCGTTGACTTCAAGGTTGAGTATGGATATGATGCTCATGGTGATCTGTATCTCGCTGATGAGATCAGTCCTGATAGTATGAGACTATGGAAGATTGGTGGGGAGGAAAGATTCGATAAGGATCTATTCAGAAAGGATGAGGGTGATATTGTTCCTGCCTATCGTCAGATTCTAGATAAGTTACAACCACTAGCAGTTACATGAAAGATTATCTCCCAGATGAAATCAGAAAACATGCCTTCACCTGCTTCAGTGTATTGACTGAAAGTGAGAGAGCAGTTGTACTGATGGGTGAAGAAGCATACAGAGCATCATTGGACCTTGATAATGATGATGCTCCCTGTTGGGTGATGAATTCTGGTGAGACATATGGGTTCGTTGGTTGGAATCCTCAGTGTATTCCAAGTATTGAATATATTATATGGAAACTTGACCAACTACAAAAAATTAGAGCAGGAGAGATTGTAGGATGAATGACTTTCTAGACAACCTGGGTGCTGAACAGTATCAAAAAATGCATAACAAAGGTAATGCAAAGAGACCTGGAAACCCAGAAGAGAAAGAACGATTGAAGAAACATGTCAAGGAGTTGTCGAAAGATGGACTATAAAACTTCTGGCGTTGATATTCAAAAGGGTCGATCCTTTGTAGAGTATATTAAGACATTATCGCCTAGTATTGGTGGATTCAATGGAATGATGGAGATTCCATTAGGATACGAGAAACCTGTGCTGGTATCTGGTGCTGATGGTGTTGGAACTAAAATTAATATTTGTAGAATTGCTGATGATTACACCACTATTGGTCAGGATCTCGTTGCTATGTGCGTCAATGACGTTATATGTTCTGGCGCTAAACCATTATATTTTCTAGACTATATCTCTACCAAATCACTGGATGCTAATGTCAGTGACATTGTGAGTGGTATTGCTAAAGGTTGTGAGATTGCTCAGATGGATCTCCTAGGTGGTGAGACTGCCGAACATTTTAGAGCAACTGACTATGACCTTGCTGGTTTCTGTACTGGTATTGTAGAGAAGTTTGATATCGTTGATGGTAAAAATATCAGAGCAGGTGATGTAGTCATTGGTATTGAGAGTAGCGGTCTTCATAGTAATGGATACACTCTTGTCAATGATATGTTGTGGAGGAATTATATTAAGTATAAAGAGATGCCAGAGTTGCTAAAACCAACTACAATTTATTCTCCTCTTATTCAGGATATGTTGGATGTGGTCCCTATCCTCGGTATGGCACACATCACTGGTGGTGGTATCCCAGAGAATCTTCCTAGGTGTCTCCCTAAAGGTCTAACTGTTGATGTTGATTATAACTCTTGGGAAAGACCAGAACTCTTCAATAAGATACAGAAAGCAGGAGATATTGCTGAGGATGAGATGCGTAATGTATTCAATCTTGGCATTGGATTCTGTATAGTTGTACCTGAGGATGCAGTTCAATTGTCGCAAGAAATTATTTCAGATGTACCACATGGACTGAGGTCATGGGTGATTGGGAAAGTAACATGACAAGTATTATCAATTACACTACTGCCTTTTGGTCAGTAGTGGTTATGAATTGTGTTCAACCTGTGAACTGGCAGTATTGTCTTCCAGTTCATGAATGGTTGGTGCCTGATGTTGTGATGGGAATCGAATATTTTCTTGACAAAGATATGAATTTTCTATATAATGACGAAAGAGAACTATTAGACGGACTTAAATGAAGATTTTTCTGGATACCGCAGATACAGAACTAATCCGTAAATATAATGACACTGGATTGATTGACGGCATTACCACTAACCCCACTCTGATTATGAAGAGTGGTCGGAAACCTGATGATGTCTATCAAGAGATCAAAGATATGGGTATCAATGATATCAGTATGGAAGTTGTTGGAACTGCTGATGAGATGATCGCAGAAGGTCGTCGTTTGGTTGAGGAGTTTGGATTCCCTGCTACCATCAAAGTCCCTATGACTCGTGATGGTATTGAGGCATGCAGACAACTCTCATACAACAACATTCGCGTAAACGTCACTCTGATCTTCTCTGCCGCTCAGGCAGTGCTTGCCGCTAGGGCAGGCGCATATTATGTTTCGCCCTTTGTGGGGCGTCTGGATGACCAATCAGTGGCAGGTCTGGAGGTAGTTCGGTCTATCTCTGAACTGTATCGTATCACGGGTGCTCCTACGCAGGTGCTCTCTGCTTCTATCCGCAGTGTCCACCGTGCAGTCCGCTCCTGGTATAATGGTGCTAGCGTCGTGACTATGCCACCCTCCGTGTTTGATAAGATGTACGATCATATCCTCACCGATATGGGTCTTGCAATCTTTGATCATGACTGGGCAGAGGCACAGAAATGACATTCATTGTATATTCCAAACCAGGATGTCCTTACTGTGATAAGGTAGTTCAGGTGCTCTCATTAACTGAACAGAAGTTTGTAGAGTATAAACTTGGAAGAGACTTTACCGCAAACGAATTCTATGGTGAGTTCGGACAAGGTACATCATTTCCTCAAATCCTAGCGGATCAAAAAAAGATTGGAGGATGTAGTGAAACGATCAAGTTCCTCAGGGAAAACAAAGTTCTCTGAGATAACAATAAATAAAGGTGTAGAATTACTAATAGGAGGGAGACGCAAACCTCGAAAGGGAAACTATATTAAGTTTGCCAAAATGGTCTCTCTCTTCGGAAGGGAGATTCATTTTAGTTTTGAGATATCATTACTAATCAAAAAGAAATCTCTCGGAGAAGGACTATGACTGCCGCAACTATAACCCTTTTCTCTCTTGTTACAATTCAATTCCTACTCCTTGGATTAGTAGTTGGATATCTTACAAGAGAAGTGCTTCAGCGACAGACCATGCCATATATGCATCCTGAAATGTTGGATGAATATGGTAATGTATTACCAGATGAAATTTTAGCAGTACGATTTGAAAATGACTACGAAACCCAAGACCACGACGAGGAAGGCGACGATTAAGAAAGCGAACCCTCCTAGAAGAAAGGCAGTACCAGCAACAATGGAACTGCCACCCAATCCTTTTGTCTTTGAAATCTTTGCTCTTGTCAATAAACAGAAGACAAGAGCAAAGAAGGTAGAAGTCCTGAGGAAATACGAGCACGATTCACTTAAAGCATTATTCATTTGGAACTTTGACCCAAGTGTAATCTCTCTGCTCCCCCCTGGAGAAGTCCCATACTCCAGCATGAAAGATGAACAGATCACCACTGGCACTTTGAGCACCAAAATTGCTCAGGCAGTTGGTACTATGGAATATCTTGATAGTGCTTCTCTGGGTATGAGTGACCTGAAGGCGGGTAAGACCACTATCCGCAAGGAATACCAAAGGTTCTATAACTTCTGTAAGGGTGGTAACGACCAACTGAAGTCTCTTCGTAGAGAGACAATGTTTATTAATATGCTTGAAGGTCTGCATCCACTTGACGCAGAGATTCTGTGCCTGGTAAAGGATAAGAACCTGGAAGAGAAGTATAGTATTAACAAGGAGATTGTTTCTGAGGCATATCCTGATATTAAGTGGGGAGGTCGCAGTTGACTAAGATAAGAATCCTCCAAGAAGATGTTGATGTTGAAATGGGAAATGATAAGTCTCTCCCATATACATGTTACATCATTGAATACAAGGATGAGGAAGGTAACTCAAAGTTTGATTTGGCTGTCGCTAACAAGCAAGTAGATATCTTTGATCACTACTGGGATAAGTATCACGATAGGTTTGTTACCATGAGGCAGTCTGGTGGTAACGTCAACCCTAAGATGTGGAACGCTCCTGGTAGCGAACCTAAGAAAGAAGAAAAGAAAAAGAAATGAGTGACAAGAGTCTGAATGTTGATATCAACTTTGATGGTATCGAGCAAGTCAAGAAGAAGTACAAGAAAATTAAAAAGTATATGAAGTCCAACCTGTATCAGATCAAGGTTATGGACGGTACGGAGAAGGTAGTCTCCAACCTGTTAAAGGAAAATTCTGTATCTGATGATACAAAACTGCTTGACTAAATAGAGATAATGGTCTATACTAGACCTGTCGTTCATCCCGCTCTAGGGCGGGACGCAAGTAAGTCGCGGAACGGAGCGTTCATCCCATGATTGATTTATTATTATACGCAACTATCACCTGTGAAGATGCATCTGAAATTATTCAGCGTGTCAAAAGACAGGAAGAAATGATGGGTGCTATAAAAGATGAAATAGTTTTGACAATTCAGGAGGCAACTCCTGAATGTCCTTGGGACGCAAACGACTAAAGGAACGGACCTAAAAATCCAACTACTTTAGGAGTAACCTACTATGAACACCTTAAACCTGATTCGCAGGCAGATCCAAAAGGCATCTGCAATCCACAACGCACAAGTTCTTCACACCACCTATCGTGGTGTTGAGTATGATACTCGTTGTGTAGAAAGCAAGGAAACCCACGGTACATTCTGTTATCGTGGTAAGACCTACGCTAAGTGAATTTTAAAGACAGGCTTTACTGCCTGTCTTTTTTTGTAAACATTACACTAACTTCATTAAGTTAGCATACGCTGACTAGATAGTATAGAATTAAAATACTGCCAATGATCTGAAACCCCTAATTTAATATTATGAAGCAAACTCTTACGGATTAAACCATGCATAATGTTATGTCAAGTAACCAATTAGCAGAATGGAGGAATATTGGACACAACTTAAATCTATACAATGACGAAATAGATTTAACAAACGACTACTTTGATTGTTTAATAGAGTGCGATGACTCACAGTCCAGTTGCAAACGAATATGTAGGAGATTACTAGGTTAATTCTACAGCGTGTCTTGACAGACACGCTTTTTTTGTGTAAAATAGTAGCATACGGTATTGAGTTTATGGACAAAGAAAAATTAAAACTCATTGTACGTAATCTCAAATCTCTTGTAGATGCTCTGGAGTCTGAGGTTTACTCAGATATAGATGCATATACATATGAAAGAAATACTACACTTGTAGGAGACTACGATGAGGTTTTTGAAGACGATGATGGTTATCCCGACTGAACTATGAGAGTACAACTAGTAAGCGTTACTCCTGACGCAGAAAAGACCATGGCATATATCGCCAGGGTTTCCAACCCAAGTAACCAGGAAAATGATAAGTATGCAGGTCTTTTACGTTATTGTATTAAGCATAATCATTGGTCTGTCTTTGAGCAGTCTACAATGACTTTAGAGATTGATACTACCCGTGCAATTGCGGCTCAAATTTTAAGGCACCGTAGTTTCACCTATCAAGAATTTTCTCAACGGTATGCAGATTCATCTCTGCTTAGTAATAAAATTCCTTTACCTGAATTACGCCGTCAAGATACAAAGAATCGTCAAAACTCTATTGATGATCTCGATCCTTTCCTGACTCAGAACTTGGAACTTCAGATGCAGACTCTGTTTGATTCATCAATGGCTCTGTATCAGCAGATGCTTGAAAGAGGTGTGGCAAAGGAATGTGCAAGAAATGTGCTTCCACTGTGTACGCCCACTAAAATTTACATGACAGGTTCATGTAGGTCATGGATACATTACATAACTCTGAGGACTGCTAACGGCACTCAGAAGGAGCATATGCAAGTCGCAGAGGATGCTAAGAAAGTATTCATCGAACAGTTCCCTACTGTTTCCGAAGCCCTTGAGTGGGTCTAATAAATAATTCATTGAGTTTTGTAACTATGGCAACATACCCAGTAGTCCATAAAGAGACTGGCGAACAGAAAGAAGTCGTGATGAGTGTCACTGAATGGTCTCAGTGGTGTACAGATAATCCTGACTGGCACAGAGATTGGAGTGATCCATCTACCTGTCCACAGTCCGGTGAAGTCGGTGAATGGAAAGATAAACTTCGCAAGAAGAATCCAGGATGGAACGATGTTCTATCTAAAGTCAAGAAAACCCCAGGTTCTAACATCACTAAAATCTAAGTATGCCAGCAAGAAAAAGAAAAGGAAACAGTGATGCCATTAGTGGCATTGGTAGTATGAGTTCCCGAAAACTGAAGAGAAAGAAACCAATCAATTCTGATCTGATGGTTGATATTAAACCATTGACAGATAACCAAGAAAAGTTCTTTGAGTCATACAAAGCAGGCAAGAACATGTTTGCTTATGGTGCAGCAGGTACAGGTAAGACATTCATTGCTCTTTATCTTGCACTCAAAGATGTATTAGATCAATTCACACCTTATGAAAAGGTGTATGTGGTTCGTTCTCTCGTTGCTACTCGTGAGATTGGTTTCCTTCCAGGTGATCATGAAGATAAGGCAGCACTGTACCAGATTCCGTACAAGAATATGGTAAAGTATATGTTTGAGATGCAGGATGAGAATGAGTTTGAGATGCTTTATGGAGCACTCAAGGCACAGGAGACTATTCGTTTCTGGTCTACATCATTCCTTCGTGGAACCACCATGGATAACTGCATCATCATCGTTGACGAGATGCAAAACTTGAATTTTCACGAGTTAGATAGTATAATAACCAGAGTTGGTGAAAACTGTAAGATTGTTTTCTGTGGTGACGCAGCACAGTCTGACCTCGTGAAGACCAACGAACGAAACGGAATCCTCGATTTCATGAAAATCATCCAAGCAATGACCGACGACTTTACCTGTGTGGAGTATGACGTTAATGATATTGTTAGGTCTGGATTTGTCCGTAACTATATCATGACTAAAATTGCACTCGGTATTTAATGTTTGTCCATTTAGATAATTTAAAAGGTGAGACTGATTTAACAGCAACCATGATTGACGGGACTCGTTTCTATGAAGTCCCGTCAGGAAAGATGTATCCATCTATCACATCTGTCACAAGTTTCTACAACCGTGAAGTCTTCGTTAAGTGGAGAAAGAAAGTTGGGAACGATGAAGCAAATAAAGTTCTTAGAGAGTCTACATTTCGTGGGACAAAGTTCCATGATGCAGTAGAACAATACATTAAGAATGTTCCTATCAAGGATATTGAGATGCTTCCTGCTACGAAGTTCCTCCTTCTATCAGCAAAGAAAGATTTGGATCGTATAAATAACATACATGTTATAGAACAGTCGCTGTATAGCGACTATCTTGGTCTCGCAGGACGAGTAGACTGCATCGCAGAGTACGATGGAGAACTTGCAGTCATCGACTTTAAGACCTCGGCCAAGATTAAACCCGAGGAATGGATTGAAAATTATTTCGTGCAAGAGACTGCTTACGCTTGCATGTATTTTGAAATGACTGGTATCCCAGTCAAGAAAATTGTTACTATTATGGTTGCCGAAAACGGAGAATGCAAAGTCTATGAAAAAACAAACAAGAGTTACTATATTAAACTTCTCACAGAGTACATCAAAAAGTTCGTCGATTACAAAACAGGAGAACATGGAGAATCAAGTTGATGACCTGATCAAGGAGAAGTTCTTGTGCCAAGCAAAGTTTGCACAAGAGGTTGAGAACCTGGTCAAGGAATATAAATTCAATTACATCGATGCTATCCTCACATTTTGTGAAGAGAACAAGATCGAGATGGAATCTGTTGGTAAACTGATATCAAAACCACTGAAGGAAAAACTTAAGTATGATGCTACTCAACTTAACTTCCTGAAGAAAACTACACGAGCAAAACTTCCATTATGATTTCTAAAAGTGAATTATTACATTATAAAATTCAAGCAGCAATGCGTGAGCATTCATGGATGGATGAGGAATTAAAGTATCTTGGTGAACGAGAAGGACACCATTGGTATCTCATCAAGGGTGAGCATGAAGTTATGGCAGAACAAATTGAAGGATTCGATAGGGTTGATGATGAAGGACAAGATTGACACACAGGGAATGAGTGTTCCCGGAAAGTATGTTTCAAAGAAACCAAGTAGTTATGATCCTATGCCTGTCAAGGTAAGGACAATCTTCACACCAGAAGAACGTATCGAGTTAAAGCAAATTATTAATGAAGCACTTGATGAAAGAGAACGCCGTGACTCCCATTGATGTATACAAAACATACCTAGCATTCAAAAATCATTTCACCAAGAAGAGTTACAACTACTTTAAGTATGGTGGTAAATCTAAAGCATCTGTTCAAGCATATAACAAACGCAAGGATCGTTATTTCTTTGAGCGGATGTCTCGTAAGAAGACTGATGAGGAGATCAAAGATTATTTCCTAGCAAACTTTGTTGAATGCGATGACCCTGACCGACTGTGGATTGGAGAGATCATATCCAGCGGTGAGGATAACTTAAAGTCTTGGAGGAAACGATCCCAGACTATGAGTTATATGTTTAAGACTGAGGTAGAAGTCTTTGTCAACAGAGAAAACTTTCAAAAACTGTTCTCTATTAAGGGACAGTCACACCCTGAGGTATTGAAGAAATATCTGCAGGGTGCTTTGTCTATTGAGACCATGGTGATTCTAGATATCATTCTAGAATACGTGAAGAACTTCGATAAAAAACTCGATGACCCGGTGTGGGATACCGTCAGTCTCAAGATAAAAAAATATAAACCATTCCTAAATATTAATGTGAACAAGTACAAGTCGATTCTTAAAGAGCAAGTAGTATGAGATTTTTTGACTCCGATCAAGTTCGTGATACCATCATGGATCTTGAGGAACTACAACAAGAACTCACCATGGATCTTATGAACCTTGGTAAGTATAGTGTTGAAGAAAGGAGAGAACACTTAAAGCGACTCAAGACATTCCTTGAGAAGCAAAAGATTTTCTTTTTCCGTATCTCTCTGTCGGATGACCCTGATGCTTTGCAAATCAAGGCAAAGGTGGTCGAAGCAGCAAAGATGTTCGGTTACTCCGAGATCGACGGCATGGAGAAATTCTTCCAGCAACTTGATCACACTATCCAAAAACTAGAAAAAACACTTGACAAGTGAGACCTCGTGTCCTATAATACACTTGTCGTTATCCAACGAATCCTAATTCATCCTAATCTATCCAATCAATCCTATGTCTTTCGCAAATCTTAAAAAGCAATCCCGCACTGGTTCCCTTACTGACAAACTGATCAAGTCTGTCGAGAAGCTCAACGAAAAAGGTAACGGTGCAGACGAGCGTATCTGGAAACCATCAGTCGATAAGACTGGTAATGGTTACGCTGTCATTCGTTTCCTCCCTGAAGCAGAAGGTAACGAACTGCCTTGGGCACGAGTCTATACCCATGCATTCCAAGGTCCAGGTGGATGGTTTATCGAGAACTCTTTGACTACTTTGGGACAGAAGTGCCCTATCTCTGAGTACAACTCTACTCTTTGGAACAACGGCACCGACTCTGGTAAGGAGCAAGCACGTAAGCAAAAGCGTAAGCTGTCCTACTACAGCAACATCTTTGTCGTTAGCGATCCTGCTAACCCTGACAACGAAGGCAAAGTCTTCCTATACAAGTATGGTAAGAAGATCCATGACAAAATCATGGAAGCAATGAAGCCTGAGTTTGATGACGAAGAACCTATCAATCCTTTCGACTTCTGGACTGGTGCTAACTTCAAACTGAAGATCCGTAAGGTAGAAGGTTACCAGAACTACGACAAGTCTGAGTTCGACAAACCTAGCGCACTGTTCGATGATGACGACCGTCTGGAGAAACTCTATAACAATCTCCATGACCTGAATGAGTTCCTTGATCCCAAGAACTTCAAGGACTACGCTGCACTTGAAAAGCGTCTGCAGTATGCTCTTGGACTCAAGGGCACACCTAAGATGCAGGACCGTGAAACCCAAGAGCAAGAAGCACAATGGGAGCGTGAGCGTCGTGGCGATTACACTGAACCCAGTGCCGCTGGTGCATCCTATGAGGATCTGAGTGAAGGTCGCAGTAAGTCATTCAATGACCCTGACATCACTCCAAGCAGTAGCACAGAAGAGGAAGATGATTCCCTCAACTACTTTGCTAAACTGGTCAACTCCTGATCTTTCCACCCTCCGAAAGGAGGGTTTTTTTATACCCCAGATTCTCTTGGGTTGTATGCTGCCTTGGTAGTTCTGTTGATATACTGAGAAGAAGTCTCGTACTTCATGATGTTTCTCATATCAGATATGAACCCACCAAGGAAGTCTGGTTTCAAAACACGAATGAGTCTCTTAGCATCATTTTGCTGTGTTTCAAACTTAAAGTTACTGACTGGACCCGCAGCAGATGCACTTAATAGTATAAAAGTTTTTTTGTATGCATCATCAAATTCGGTGCTTGCTTGGATGGCATCGTAATTTGCTTTGTCTGTGGTTACAGTGTTGCCCTGCAGTGTTGCATATGTAAATGTAAAATCTGAATCAACCTCAAGTCCTGGTTCTAAAACGGTTCTATTAAAAGCATCTCTGATCTCTCTTGTTTCATAATGATGTGGTTCAAGAAGTGCTGCCTCAGAACCATACTTATCTAACAAATAATCATGAAGGTCATTGTTACTCAGGGGCCATTGGTCTCTAATATTGATAATGTTATTGGTGATTAGAACTACCCAGTCTAATTCTGGATCTCCATATAAAGAAGCAGCAATAGTGTCAGGTCTATCACCTTCCTTGATCATTCTAAAATCAAATGCAGTAATCGCATAATCAACATCAGTTCTAAGTTTTGCTCTCTTATAGATGTTCTTGACTAGAACTCTCTCATTGCTTCTCTGTCTACCTGGTAGTAATGAGACAGCAGATATATTTGGTAACTCTCTAAAATAAGACATTAGTAACCTACCTCGTTGGGTCTAATTGGATAAAGATCTCCGTCACCTGCAGCAAGATCAAATGTTCTGGTTGTTGATGTTACGTCACCTCCATCAAATACTGTCTCTGTTTCTCCAAAAGTTTCAACTATTCTATCTTGACTTCTCCTAGATCCAATCACATTCTTACTATAATCAGATGCGTATACAGGTTCGAGTTCTTTCATTTGAATTGAGAATGTGCAACTCACTGGTTGACCTTCATCATATCCTGACCATTGACCATCTGGTGTGTAGTTGACTGATGTGCCAACAACAGCACAAGGTTTGATTCTATTTACACCTTCAATGATTCTTCCACCAGCAGTTCGATACTGAAGTCTAAAGACGTTTGGTGATCCTAGATAGATGCTTCTTTCTCCTGCTGTGTTTTGCATGGTCTTTGCTGCCATTCCTTGCTTGAAGAAACGAATAATTTTTTTGACTTCTCGTGCTTCTCTTTCATCTCTTGGACTCATTCTCCAACTGAATTGGAAGTCTCTAAGTGTTACATTATTGAACAGTAATTCTAAATTACTATTTGGAACAACACCAAAACCTCTGGAAAGAATTGATTCTGGTGAAACATTGACACCCAACATGCCCAAAGACGCTGCACCTTGATTTGTCTTCAGTAGTGTCTGGGCACCTTCTGCTTCCAAAGATTTAGCCAGTGCTATTATTCTTGCTTGGAGATCATTTAATTGCTCCCCATTAGGACCCACGATACCATCATTGTCTAGACCAACCAATCCAAGAGTAAGCATTTGTCCTAGAGGACCATTAATCATACTTGATACTGCTCCACCAATTAATCCAGCAGTTGGATTTCTCATAACAGAAGCGGTGAGTGCTGCAGCAAGATTATTCATCGCATCATCACCCCAAGCAACATTGTTGGAGTCTGTAATATTATTTGGCATAGGCAAACTGACCCGTGCCACAAACTTTTTCAATGGTGTAAGTCTATATTGACCTTTAGTTATTGTTGTAACTGGATTTATCCTATTTCCATCTGTGTCTGTACCAAGGATTTGATCTTTTCTTGGAGGTTGATATATGAACTGGTCAATGGTAACAAAGTCCTGTCCTCGAATTTCACCGTAGGTGTTATCAAGTGGATACATTGCACTTTTAATTGCATCGCCACCACCTGCTTCAAACATTGCGTCAAACTTTGCAATGTCCTCTTCAGTTATTTTCAGATCTTCTAATATTCCACCAATGGTATCAATAGCACTTTTTGCTATTACCTTTAATTTATCACCTACTTCCTCAATTATATTCTCTTCTCCCTCTACTCCGGGTTCATTATTTTCTGCAACTGCATTACCAGGTACAACTGTAGCTTGTGCGCCTGGATTAAATGGTTGTGTTGCTATGGCTTGTGGACCACCTGTTACACTGCTAGGTAAAAAGGCATTGGGATTGGGAACTGCTTGCCCTGGTTGTTGATTGGTTGATCTATTAGTATACAGTTGCTGTGCTGTTTGACTTGCTAAGAGTAATTGATCATCTAATGAAATATCCTTACCATCTACTGTTGCCGCATTTATGATTGCTTTTGCAGTTGTTTCATCATTTGATACCACTGCCTGAACTGGTTGCAATAGAGATCCTAGACCAGTCCCCAATGAACTATCAAATATTCTACCAGAACCACCATAATTCCATTGTCCATCTTCTAGGTTAGCTAATAGGTATGGACGTTCAATAGTACCTGCCTTCTCTACTGCCATTAATTGTATTTCACCACTCTCTGCAAGTCTAACTTGCATAAAGAAGGTCTTGTTATTAATTTTAGTGACCCAGTTTTTATCTTTACCACCAATACTGGATAGAATCCTATTCTTATCTTGTGGTGATACTCTGGCGTCTGTGCTTGCTGACATTTAAATACTGTCCCACGCTGTTTCTGGACCCACAAATATTCCTGTCTTGTCTACAAAATTTTCAGTGACTAATTTTGCGACATCACGATACTCGTTTCCATCAACTGGAATAGCATACATATCACCCATGTTACTCGGAATGTAACTGTGTATAAGTTTGGAATAACCTACGGAAAAGTCCACTTGTTTCTTATTTATCAAGGAAGCAGCAACTTCTCCTCTGATACCAGGATTTAAGTAATGTAAGTTGGCACCAAGTATTCTGGTACTGCTGATTTCAATGATGTAAGCAAGGGGTCTTCTATCATAGAAAGGATATCTTTCAGGACTCTTTGCATTGTATTGGAAGAAACAGAGAGAACCTAGTCCTGCTTCACCACGATTATTTTGTAGTTCAGTGAACAGTTCATTTGCATACCAGTTGGGGTCCTTACCACCACCTGCTCGTGCCATGATCCTTTGACCAATAGTACCTCTTGCCTCTGCTGCTTCCTGCTGTCTTTGCTTGAGAGTCTTCCTTGGCATTACTTGATTCCTAGATCGTCTTCGGTCATGATCTTAAATTCAAACTTGCGGTCAGCACAGAACTCTCGTGCTGCTTTCCACTTTGCTTGATTGACTGACCAGGTTATGATAGAGTTCTGCCATGCCTTAGTCTTCCGCTTGGGATTCATATTTGGTTGTGCTACCTGTTTCTTAGGTTTGATTTCAACAACCATCTGTCTCAACTTACCTGTCCTATCTACATACTTGATAAAGAAGTCAGGAAAGTATCGATGAACTCTTTTATCTACAGGTGAGATGTATGGTATCCAAAACTCTTCCGACTGCCACTCCTTCACTGATTCATTCAAGTCACAATAAGAACAAAATTTTCTCTCCCAAAGAGAACGATATATAATATTTTTAGCATTCCCATTATACTTCTTAGGGTGCGACGGGAGATACCTTCCACTATACGGCATACATAGTATATAAGTAGTTTCAAAGTATTTAGATGGCAACATATTCGCCTGAGATTCTATACAAGAAGATAAATGATGTCCAGGAAACCTTTGGTGGGTTGTCTCAAACTTCCCAGTTTATGGTGACATTAAATCTTGGACGTTCTACTGTTCGACAGAGTGGTGTTGGTCCTTTGAATAGATACCTCACCAGATGTGGATTGTTTGATCAATCTAAATCCACAGAAGAGACATATGATTTCTTATGTTCTGATGCAGTTTTGCCAGGATCATCTTTTGACATGGCAGAAGAAGCAGGAAGTCGTCAAGGAGTTCTAGAAAGATTCCCAATGCGTAGAATCTTTGCTGACTTTGATTTGACTTTCTATGTTGACAAAGAGTATAATACTGTTCGTATTTTTGAGGAATGGTTAAACTGGATCGATCCACTCAGCAGAGGCAGCGCAACATATGATGGTGATGAGGAAGGTGCAGCAGACTTTGATGAAAGTAATAGTTTCTTTAGGATGAGATATCCCAAAGAGTATAAGACCAAGATTTCTATCGTCAAATTTGAAAGAGGATTCTGGAAAAATCCAAACGAAGTAATTAGAGAAGACAAAATTGAAAAGAGACTCCTTGAGCAACCCATCTTAGTATATAATTTTATTGATGCATTCCCAATGAATATTGCTGCCATTCCATTTTCTTATGACGGAAGTTCAATAACAAAAGTTACTGTGAACTTTAACTACGCTAGGTATACTGTGTCGAAACAGATCCCTAGAAAGAAGTAATATACCCCACTAAATAATTTTATCGTAATCTATCATTATGCCTTTACCAAAGATTTCTACCCCGACTTATGAGTTGGAACTACCATCAACAGGAAAGAAAATTAAATATCGTCCTTTCCTTGTTAGAGAAGAAAAAATTCTCATCCTTGCTTTAGAAAGCGAAGACGAAAAACAGATTGCAACTGCAGTTAAAAATACATTGAAGGATTGCATCCAGACCAGAGGTGTTAAGGTTGAGAACCTTGCTACCTTTGATATTGAATATCTGTTCTTGAATATCAGAGGCAAGTCTGTGGGTGAAGCAGTTGATCTGATCATCACCTGTCCTGATGATGGACAGACAACAGTTCCCGTCAAGATTTACATTGATGAGATTGAAGTTGTAAAGGACAAAGAGCATACACCAGACATTGACTTGGATGGTAGTCTGACCCTTCGTATGAAGTACCCATCATTAGATCAATTTGTTTCTAATAACTTTAGTTTTGATGATTCTGCTGAAGATTTGAATAAGTCATTTGAAATTATTGGATCATGTATTGATGTCATCTTCAATGAAGAAGACGCATGGTCTACATCTGATGTGACTAAGAAAGAATTAATGTCATGGTTGGATGGTTTGAATTCTTCTCAATTTAAAAAGATTGAAAAGTTTTTTGCTACTATGCCTAAACTCTCACATACTATTAAGGTTACCAACCCAAATACAAAGGTTGAGAACGAGGTTGTATTAGAAGGGTTACAAAGTTTTTTCGGTTGATTATGGCACATATTGATCTTGAATCGTATTACAAGGTCAACTTTTCTCTCATGCAGCATCATAAATATAGTTTAACAGAGATTGAAAACATGATGCCATGGGAGAGAGATATATATCTTGCGATGTTAAATCAATATGTTGAAGAAGAGAATGCACGAATTCAACAACAAGGAATGTAAATGGCAGCATCAGGAGTAAGAGCAAAGAGATTCATCCAACCCACACCAGGCGGCGCAAGTTCAATCTTTTCACGTCAGCGAGGGATGATGGTTGCTCCTGCTTCTACTATGGCAAATGTGGTTGAAGGTGATCCAAGGCAAAGAGAGAGTCGCTTTGGTAGGGCAACTGGTCGTGACTATGCAAAATTCCTTGGTAAGAATGAGGGAGTAATAAAGGGAGCAGTTAATTCACTTAAAAATCTTTTAGTTGGAACATTCATTGCCGCAAAGAGTTTAAGTGCAACACTTAAGGGTGTTATAAAACAGATAAAAGGAATGTCTGGAGGTGGTGGCGGTGGAGGATTCCTCAAAACACTGGGCATGGTCGGACTGGTTGGAGCAGTTGTAGCTGGTGTTGCAGCATTATTTGCTCCCCAGATAAAGAAAGCATTTGAGTTTCTTAAGGGTGGAGCAGATGGAATATTCCAAGACCTTAAAGGAAAGTTATCTGATCTAGATAGCAACATAGAAAAGTTTTATAATAAGATAAGCGGATATCTTAATAATACTATAATCCCTGCCATTAACCTAGTTAATATAGTCATTGGAGAAGTTAAAAAGATAGCCAAGTTCATAGAGAATCTTCCAACAAAGATACAGTTAAATATTGGGAATTTTACCTATGGGGTCACCATCCCATTCATGCAGGATCTCAAAAATATGGGACACTCCGTATATGGTAATATAGTAAAGGCGAAACCCATTACTCCGCCAGATCCATTACAACCATATAAAGATATTGTAGATGCTGATGGAAATGTTATCGAGAAAGGATTGCTTGGTCCTGATGGAATTAACTTCTTAGCAAAATACGATACTCTGGGAAGTTTAGGTGGTGCCATGATGTCTGGTGCTGGTAGTCTTGCTATGGGTGGAATCGAAAGCGGAACAGGTTTCATTGGAGATATAATCAATAACATTCTTGCCGCTTTGGGTCTTACTGGTCAGGCAAATACTGCGAGTAATTTCCTAGGAATGGGAAATCTATTTGGTCAGTCAAGAACATTAGGATCTGGTCCAGGTATACCTTCATTGATTCAACAAAGTCGAACTGGTACTTCAACTGGAGTAGGAACACCAGAACAACAAGCTCTACTTGATTCTGTTTCTTTTGCTGAAGGAACATCAAAAAGTTATGGAACAATTTTTGGTGGACAAGTAGTTCCTGAACTTGAAAAAGGTGAACTTACTATTGATGAAGTTCATGCTATGATGACGACTGGACAAGTGAAAGGTAGAAATGCAGGATATGCTTCTGGGTCTGCTGCTACTGGTAGATATCAGTTTATGCCAGGTACTTTACGAGATGTCCAAAGAGATATGAACTTGCCTGGTGATACTTTGTTCACCAATGAGATGCAAGATAAAATGTTCTTAAATAGGGCAGCAGAATTCAGAGGTGTTACACCTGAACTTCTAAAAAAAGAAGGTTTAAGTCGTAATGTTATTGATATGATGGCACCTGAAATTGCATCGTTCCCCAACTTATATGGTCCTGGTGATAAAGGAAGGGCTCCAGGTGAAGGAAGAAGTTATTATTCAGGTCAAAATGTAAAACCCACGCAGTCGATTATAGATGCATTCAATAAATCATTACAGCAGAAAGTTCAACCTGCTGCTGCTCAACCTGCTGCATCTCAACAGCAATCAGCAAAACCCAAAGGAACTCCTGTAAGTTTTATTACTCTTCCAGGCGTGCAGGGACAAAAACCAATAGTAGCATCACGACCTCAGTCTCCTCAGTCTCCTTCAAATCCAGGAGGTGGTGGTAATCCCACTCTTCCAAATCTTCCTGCTGGGCATCCTGATAACATGAATGCATTTGAATTAGGGATCTTCGTTTAATGTTTAATCTCTTCAAGCAAAATCCAAAACCAGAAAAGTTTGAAGTCGATTCATCCATTAGGATTGTTGAATCCATGGATATTGATCGTAAAGAAGATCTTGAGAAGTTTAAAAGATGGATGCAGGGTGTTGCTGCAGAAAAATCTGAACTACCTAGTAAAGAAGAACTCGATGAATTACATGATGAAGCAACAAAAGATAGAGGCAGTGGACTTGGAATTCTTGGTGCCATAGCTGCAATCGGTGCTGGTGGTATTGGTTTTGCTGCTATTGGAGGTTTCGATGGCATCCAGCAGATGGTCTCCAGTGCCATGTCTTTTCTTACTGGTGGCGGTCTAAAATCTATTACTAACATTGGAAACAACGTATTTGGTCTTACGGGTACAGAAGTTGAAAGTCTTACACCTGCATTACCAGATCTATCTGGAGTTGCATCTGCTGCAGCACCCCTTCCTACACCACCAGCAGCAACACCAATAACTCCATTTAATGAACCGATGGTTTCTGGACAACCTTATAATCCTAACTCATCCTCTCGTAAATCTTCTACACCACCACCTGACCCTGCACCGCTAGCACCTGCTGTTCCCAGTCAAGCATCTCTACCTCCACTACCACCAACTGGGACTGGTTCATATGCATCCGCTCAACAATATGGTGCTGACAGAGATGATAATGGTGATGGAATACCAGATAGAAAACATGCTGGACAAGACTTTGATGCTGGTCCTAATGATACTTTCTTTTCTAGAATTGGTGGAGAGGTTACTCTTGCTTATGGCGGAGGTGGTGGTGGATATGGAAATTACGTTGATATCTTTAATGAACAACTTGGAGTTACAGAAAGAATTGCAGAAGGTGATAGGAATTTAGTTAAAGTAGGAGATGTAATTCCAGCAGGCACCCCAGTCCAAAGAGGAACATCCCAAACTGGTGTCTTTCATTATGAGATTAGAGATGGAAGAAAAGAGACTTATGGTTTTGCAGGAACAAGAGACCCGGTAGCGTTCTTGAATGGTCTGGCATCACAACCCGCACAACCAGTTCAACCTGGTGCAACACCTCCAGCTGCTCCTCGTCCAGAGAATAATTCACAGCAGCAGCAACAACAGCAACCCAATATATTTGATAGTATGATTCAAAGTTTCCAGAACTTGATAGCACCTTATACCGGTAACATACAACAAGTATTTGATGCGTTTGCATACATGTCAAACAAAGAATTGATGGACAATACAATTCTATACCGAGATGTATTGACTGGTGATGTAGAACTACCCACACAAGATGCTGAACAGTATGATATCCAAGAACTTCTAGATACTGTTCCCCCTGATATGAATGTTTCAATGTTGTCTCCAGCAGCAGAGCAAGCATTGAATGGTGGTGGTATGATCATTCTTAATAATCAAGGAATGAATCAAGGTGGTGGAGGATCACCAACCAGGATTATGCCTATTCCTACGGGAGCAGATGGTGCTCCACCCGAAGTGTTAATTCTAACTGCTTCAGACCCTCAAGACCTACATAAAAAACAGATGTACAGAAAACTGGGCGCAAAGTAAATGTCAGAGGCAGTACAAGGTTATAAACCAAAGCAGTTTACCATCAAATCTTTGGATGGTAATAAAATTGACATTACAAACTCAATCCTATCTGTTGATTATTATGAGGATATATTGAGTCCTACAGTTTCCATAATAGCTCAATGTACTAACAAGTATTCTATTGTGAGTGGTCTCCCTATACGAGGTGGTGAAGAAGTAGAAGTAGAAATTGATACCGGATTTGGTGAATTAAAATTTCTTGGTGAACAAGAATCTCTTCGTATCTATATGGTCACTGGTCAGGAAGGAAGCAGGATGGCAGAGACTTTTACTCTGCACATTGCAACACAAGAGTGCCTTAACAATGAATCAAGTAGATGTTTTAGAAAATATACTGGAAAGATAAGTGAATCTGTAAAAGATGTTCTTGTAAACGATTTAAAAACTACGAAGTTTTTAGATGAGAACATAGAAGAATCTGCGAATTCTTATAAGTGGATTGGTTCGATGAGGAAACCATTTAAAATATTAGAGTGGTTAAGTCCAAAGACATTATCATCTAGGGCAGGAGAATTAGATCCAGAACCAAATGGTTCCAAACAAGAAAAAGCACGAGGGACAGTTGGATTCTTTTTCTATGAAAACAGAGAAGGATTTAACTTTAAGAGTATTGATAAATTAACTGAACTGATTGGAAGCGCAAGAGAAGAGCAGATATTTAGATATAATTATACTGGTAAGGTTATTAAATCTGCTGAGACAGCTAATAGATTTAAGATTATAAGTTTCTCGTTTGATAGAAACATTGATGTGAGGGCAGCATTAAGATTTGGAATGTTTAAGAATCAAACTTACCTGTATAATATTGATGACAACGAAATAACTGTTTATAATTATGATATCACAGAGGAGATTGGCAACAAGAAGATGACTAAGCAAGATGGATTATCAATATCCTCTGACTTAGTAGAGTATCCTAGTAGAATACTTGTCAAATCTACAGATAATGGTATAATGAATTCTGGAGGTGGAACAGATAATTCAGGTAGAATTCCTGCAGACTTAGCAAAGTCCACTGCTAGATATAATTTACTTTTCTCGCAGTCACTAAATATTATGATACCATGTAACGTAAACTTAAAAGTTGGTGACATTGTGCATTGTGAATTTTCTGAAATGAATTCCGGCAAATCTACAGAACCAGATAAAGAAATTAGTGGACGTTACCTTATAAGACAACTTAGACATCATCTAAGTCAAGGTCTAAACACAACAAGTCTTAAATTGATAAGAGATTCATACGGAGTAAACTAAATGGAAAGTATCGAAAAGCATATTGAGAAGGATAAGCAAATCCTTGAAGATCCCACAACTAATCCACAGATGCGTCGTCACATTGAAGGCGAACTGCATGAGTTAGAAGAGTATGTGGAGAACCATAAGAAAGAAATTGAGCAAGGTGATCATCATGATCCTACCCCATTAGAAATGTATTGTGACACACATCCAGATGCAGACGAGTGTAGGATTTACGAAGACTAACGACTAATGATTGATGACGTTCTACTAAAAACTGAATTCGCTGGAAGAGATGGCTTCGTATGGTGGTTTGGCAGGGTTGCTGATCAAGACACCTGGAAAAATGTCAACACTGTCATGTCCCAGTCGAAGTCCTATAACCAAAGAGTAAAGGTTAGAATTGTCGGATATCATCCTTGGACTAATGAATTAGCAGAGGAAGACTTGCCTTGGGCAACAGTTATGTTGAACCCTGCAACTGGCAGTGGTCAGGGTGGTATGGGTGATGAAATTTGTCTTCAAGGTGGTGAAACTTGTATTGGATTTTTCCTTGATGGAGAAGAGGCACAACAACCAGTCATCATGGGTCTCATCAGCAGACATGGTGGGATTAGAAATAGTATCAGTGAATCAGAGTTAAAGAATAATAAGTCTTCCGGTTTTAGAAATATGACCGGTCGCAATGAACATCTAACTACTAAAAGATCACCACTAATTTCTCCTAGTAATTCTAGTACTGCTCTAGTCAAACCAGCATCAACATCCTCTTCCGCAAGTAAGGGTCAGATCAAAGTTGTAAGTAGAACTTTCAATCCAAACGCTCCTGTTGAGACTGGTGTAACTAATGAGACGGAAATCCCTTCTCTTTCAATTACAACTGCTTCAGGAGATCCTGGTCAAGGTCAAACGGAGGGTGTAATTACAGCTGTGCAGGGGCAAGCTAGTGATAGTGCAAAGGTTGGTGAAAAAAATGGAACAAAGAATCATGTAAATCCAAGTAACTGTCAGAACGATACGATAGGACAGATCACTCAGATACTTACAGACTTCATTACCCTCACAAATAGTTTAGAAAGTTCTCTTGGTAAGTTCGTTGATCCTATTGCTAATAAGATCATTGACATGGATGCTGAACTTAGAAGGATTCTAAGACAAGTCAAAGGACTTATCAAAGGTGTGTTGAATAATGTTAGAGATGGAATCATTGGAAAGTTAAATTTTCTTTTCTCACAATTCTTAGGTACTTTAAATCTTGTCAACCCATTTGAGTTTCTTGGAGACGAGGCATCCAGAGCAGCATATCAAAAAATTCTTGATATCATCTTCTGTATCTTTGAAAAACTTCTTGGTGATCTGGGTGACTTCCTGAAGAACATGTTCACTTCATTGATTGAGGATGTAGTTAGTGGTCCTGTCTGTGCTGCTGAACAGTTTGTTTCTGGTATCTTCGCTAAAGTATTTGAGCAACTTGAAAATGCAATGGAACCAGTTCTGTCAGGACTTGATTGGTTGACTGGTGGTATCGGAACAATCTCAGAGTTCATTGGAAAGGCATCTAATCTTGCTGCTCAAATCTTGAGTTTCATTGGTTGTGATGGTAGGAAGTGTACCACTCCATCCAAGTGGGCATCAACATTGAGTGGTTCGATAGAAGGAGCAGCAGACGATTGGGATAGACAAGTCAGTAATATCAATCTACTCAAGGGTGTGTCTGCTGATCTTACACAGATATCAGATGAGGCATCAACTGGTATTGGTAACTTCTTTGGAACAGATCAATTCAATCAGTCAGAATATAATGGAATGAGATTAGAATCAGTGCTGAAAGCAACTGATAAACTGACAGGAGGTAATTCTGCAGGAGCACTTAACGGAGCATTGGGTTCAATCGAAAGTGCAATTGCAACATCATCATTCTTTGGAACCAATAGTATCTTTGACTCTTGTACTCTGAAAGTTAATAATCCAACCAGGCAGAGGGATCTTATGCCTATGCCACCTGGATTTGTATTTGATAAATGCATTACACCAGAGATTGAGATAACTGGTAAAGGTAGTGGCGCATCTGCAACTCCCATTGTTAGTGAGTTTGGAAGAATCATTGCCACACAGATCACAAGCAGAGGTTCTGGATATGATTCAACCACAGCAGCATCCATAGTTGATAACACTAACAATGGTCGTAATGCACAACTTAAGGTTCTGGTTGATCCTAATGGAGAGATCAGTCAGATCGTAGTTGTTAGTTCTGGTTTTGGATACTGTCCTAATGTATCGCCAATCGTACCCAATCCTGTTGGTATTATTACTGCAATCTTTGTTGATAGACCAGGCATTGGATATACAATTGGTGATAGTGTACTGATTCCACTACCGCGTCTCATTGGAGAGGATACTATCAATTCTGATGTACCCACAGATGATCTAGTAGGAATAGTATTTGATCCTGTTGTTACACTACCTAATATTATACGTGATGGTGACCGATCAGTGGCTGTTGTTGCACCTATACCCACTGAAGGAAATGGATCTATCATTGATGTTAGAATACCAGTTGACCTTAATTCTGAATATAATTTCATTCCAAAGATCACAATAAATAGTAGGAATGGAGTGGGAGCAAATCTTATTCCTATTCTAACTTATAAGCAGATGGAAAATGTAGACACATCAGGTGTTGCTAGATCTGGTCTCGTAGGTATCACTAGTGTTATTGATTGTATATGACAGAAGAAGAAATTAACAAGAGAATAGATGAGAGATTGGATGAGTTTGCAAGGGACTACTTTGCAATGCGTCGTCCTGGATTTAATATTGAATCAAATTGTATGACTCAAAGTCATGGACTTGCTGAGTTTATAGTTGCTACTGATGAGAATCAGGGTATTCAATTCTATAAGAAAGGAAATGCTAAGATAATAGCAAATAAATCTATTGAAATGACTGCTGGTGGAGAGCAAGAAGACAATAGTGCATTTGCAATTGTTCTTGATGCGAGGACCGGAAACATAAAAATCACATGCCCTGATGGTGATCTGATATTAGAAGGTGCCAACGTAAAAATTAAAGCAACAGATGCTGATGGTGATGTCTTTATTGATTCTCCAAAGACTTTGACTTGTAATGCCCCAGAGGTTAGTATTAAAGGAACCCAAACTGATGTAACTGCTAAAGCAGCACTGCGTATTCAGGGTGGATCAGCATGTGAAATTCATGCACAAACAGGTGATGTCAATATGTCTAGTGGTCAAGATGCAGTTCTATCTCCAACTCTCTTGGGGAAAATTATCAATAATCTTGAGAGAATTAATCTAATCTTAGGTACTGGGTCATAAATTATGTCAGTTAAAGCTCCTAAGGTTTCAGCCGCAAAGTGCCAGATAGGTGCCTTTGATGCATCCAAACTCAGTCTAGGACAGTTTGGTGCTAATGGTGTCCTCACTAACCCAGGTATTAGTGTCTTTGGAGAGTCATTACAGTTCGGTGTAATAAGAGCAGGTGTGACTATTGGACCACCTCAAGCAATACCCGGACTAACTCTACCAGCTTCTTTAGAAGTTACTGGTGTTGCTAACATCTTTGGTTCCTTTAATGTTTATGCAGTGCATACTGCTTTTGGATTGAAGACATCATTTGGTGGTAACATAAAGAACGGATTTACTACTAAGAACTCTGTTGATTTAAAGCAAGCTATAAACATTGGTAATGGGGAGATTGTTTTTAATGGAGCAACTGTCTGTAACGGTATACTTGAAGCAGGGTTGATTGATGCAAAGGAAGTAATAGCTTTAAATTTCGTTGGTAATGTTAGCACTGCTTTTGGAGTGCCTGCTGGTTGCAAACCAGCACCATTTGATATGCCTCATTGGAAAACAAAAGGAAAACGAATTAGACATATATGTACAGAGGGACCAGAGGCAGGAATTTATATCAGGGGTAGACTTAAGGATGGTAATGTGATAGAATTACCCGAATATTGGGATGGTCTGGTAGACTACGATAGTATTACTGTTAACTTAACTCCCTTTGGTATTCATCAAGAATTATTTGTAGAATCAATTAACAATGATAGAGTCACAGTTGCTAATAATGCTTCTGCACCAATCGATTGCTTCTATCAGGTATGGGTAGCACGATGGGTTAATCCTATCACTCAAGAAAAACTTCATGTCGTTTATGATGGAATGAGTCCTGATGATTATCCAGGTGACAATACTGGTTTTGTAATTGGTGGATGGGATTATGATCGTAGACAAACACAGTGGCCACACCACTTGGAGGAGGATGAATAATGGCAGGCACTAGAAAGGCAGATATAATTAGAGACTTAGCATCACAACTCAAGCAGAGTGAGGAAACTAAAGACGGTCTTCTTAAATTGCTTGCATTGAAAGATGTTAAGATCGATGAGATCGATGAAATGATTATCAATATTGATAAAGAGATTCCAAATCTCATTCAAAACATCAACGATAATGTCAAACCAGTTCAGCAGGCATATCTTGATAGGATTTCGAGTGGATGTAGGAGTGATCTTACTTGGGAAGTCACAGAGAGTGATACGGATGATGACGGCAATGATTACACAGTCTACACCGTAGTAAAGAATAACACTAGAAATCAGGTAAATTATTATGGTCAGAAGTATTATAGAAAACCACTGAACAGAGACTATGGTTCAAATATAATTACTGAAGTAGTAGGTAATGTAAAACTAGCATCTGGCACTGGTATATCTACAGTTGCTGTGACCAGTCCTACAGGAATTACAGGTATCAAAGTAGGGGATATTATTACTGACAATCTAGATAACCCAACGATTTTTCCCGCAGGTGGTTTACCAAGAGTAACTGGATTTGGAAGTACAAACGTTCTTGGAATCACTACAACAATCCAAGGAAACATTGGTATTGGTTCGGATTTATTTGTTGCTGTTGGTGCTGGATCAACTCTTGCAGTTACAGTAGGGTCAGCAGTCTCTATGTTTAATGTCCTCCCTGAGGGCACGACTGTGATTGGAATCACGACAGCAGTAACAACTCTTCCATTTTATGATCAGAATGCAGGAACTTTTACAAATGCACAGATTACACGACCAGCATTTCAATTAAGTAACTCTGCAACAGTAGCTGTTACTCTTGAGATTATGTTTGTTGGAACAAACGATCCTAAACCAACATTGTTACTTGATGCAGAAGCACAGAAAACTATCAATGAACAAAAGTTTGTAGTCATCAGAGATACAAAAGATATTGCTGATAACTTTGATTATAGAAAAAGTCCTATTGATCCTGTTACAATTGGAATCTTAGATAATCAATTGGGTATAGGACACAAATCAGAGATTGTTAATAACGGACACCCTAAGGGTCCTGAGCAGTGGAATGAGGCGTTAAGAAAACCTGAACCTCTCATTGGTGCTGGTAAGGAAGTTTACTACGAAGGTAACTTTAGTTGGCCAATTTCTACTGATGATACTGCTGCTACAACCTATGTTACATTAGGAACAACTCTAGTCTCCACTAGCAGCACCCTTACAGAAGCAACAGCAACTGCTACAAATACATCTGTGGGACCACCAGGTTCCGAGACTGGAGCAGCATGTGATGCAAGAAACACTACTATTACTAATGCAGAGACAGCACTCACCAACTCAGTCAATGCTAATCTTGCAGAAGCACAGCGTCTCAATGCGCTCTCTCAGGCACTGAGATCATACAGAGACGAGGAGGAGTTACAAGCATGGGGACTCTTGCAAGGTGCAGCATATGAAGAGCAGAGAGCGAAGAAGTCAGAGATTCGGTCCAGTGACTTTGATGGTCAAGACCTTACTGCTTTTGATCCTTGACACCCTGACCCAGACCTGCTATAATAAACAGGTATTCAACAAACGACAATGGAAATCCAACACGAAGACCTCGTTTCACTCCGCCACCTCCAAGAAGATATTGCGACAGACTTTTGTGATGAGACCATGGTCAGTGGAGAATGCTATTGGGAATGCGTAGAAACTCTTGCGTCAATCAAACTTATGGAGATGCGTGGTGAAGTATTGCTTACAGACGAAGGATAATGCAACACCATTACTCCCTGTATAAGGAAATCCTAAAGTGCTACAAATATGAGACCAGAAACCCGTCAGTCTATGGAAATGTTATTCGCTGCGAAGTGGAACCTACCCAAGGCAGCAAACAACT